TCAAGCTTATGTCCATTATGCGCAAGCGCTTGATGTTGTTACTTTTAAAACCAAGGGCGTTAGGGTTGAAAAAACCTTTCGGGTTGACGAAGGACTTACTGCATTAGATGGAATTAGGAATGATGGGTCTTCTAGTAGTACTTTGTGGCAATGCTCTTTAGAGAGCGGAAGTGTAACAACAGGCCCAGCCGACGACTCCTTTACTGTGTCAACTCCAGGACTCAGTGGCAAAAATATCTATGGTGTTCAGGCACTTGTTAAGTTACAGGGAGGGACAGAGTGGCTAGCTCCTGGGGATGATAACGCTACGATTAATGGTGGATATAGTGTTTCTTGGGACACTTCAAGTAATCAGTTTGCTTTTTATTTTACAACAAGTCATTTTATGAACAATGCTTCTTTAAACTATAGAATTTTTGTAACTTATTCAGACTAATGGCTTTAATTCATAAGCTTTCTATTACAAATGTTGCAGGTGAAAAGATTCTTTCTACGCGACAGTTAGTACAAAAAAGGATTGAGTATATCAAGTACAGTCAATCTGTACCCGATGAAGACATCCCTCTCTCTTATGTTGGTCTACCTGAAATACATGCAGAGAAAGATATTAGCTATGTTAATAGATCAGCAGATGTAAAAGAGAACTCTACAAGACCTACGTATTTTGCAGAAGTGACGGCGACTACTACAAAAACTGTTAGTAGCGATCTGGATAATCTTCTAATAACAGATCAAGTCATCACGGACAGTGCCGGAAACGTTACTCCTCTTTTCAAGAAGCATTCTCTCCCAGAAAACACTTCCACTGTTTCCATTCGTCAAGTAACACATAATGGAAGTACCGATGTTAGTACTGGTTTGTACAAAACAAGTTCGTCTGTTTCTGAGATTTATGCAAACTTTGAGAACTGGTTTGATGAGCTTACTGGAAGATATCGTCTTTATTACATTCAGTCAATAGATTCATCAGGAAATGTTGTTAGCGAGGTTTGGAATCCTAAACAAATTTACACAGAAGCAACTTTCGATGACATTGATTTTGATACTGCCACAGTAAAAGAAGGAGTAACGGCCTATACAAAGGATGAGAGGAATGGGCGTTTTCATTACACCCTTCCAGTTTATGGGATTTATTATATAAAAGATTCTCCCCAGACACGAATCAATCCTACACCACCAGTCTTAACTCAAGCTGAAGACCCGTGGCAATTTGGTGTAACTGTAGGACAGTTTACAAGAGCACTGGATGGAGTTAACTATACTTATTATCCAGAAGAGTTTGACTTACAAATTTTTACTCCTTACGGCCCATTGAAACAAGTTGGATACGAACAGGCACTGAAAGTATCGAATAATGTTTTGAAATTACAAAGAGAAATGCTTAGAATTGATACAGACGAAAATATTCATTTCTCTATCATTATTCAAGACAAGACGACAGGTGTGGTTGAATATGTTTTAACAACAGACACTACTCTAGAAGGCACAAAGTATGGGGCAACTGATATTGAATATAACTCTACCGCTATCTCTTCTTGGGACTCGCAAGAAAGCTTTGTTGTTTTAGATGGTGTAACAATTGAAGACAGGCATGACTTGCGGGCTGCTTATTATTATGAAGAGAGAGAGTACACTTACACTGTTGTGAATTTTAATCCAATTCAATATCCAGATATTCTAAACAAGATGACAGTTCTCTATATAGTTCCAGATGTAAAGGGTACAGACGAAGCTTCTCTCTATCATTTATTCGTCAGAGATAATAAAATTATTTATATATCCCAGACTGGAGGAACATTTGTCCCTAATCTTTCGCCACTCAATAGCGATGGTTCAATAAACACCAATTCTGTTATCGGACTGAACTATGCAGCAGAGGGAATCTATGGTGCGTCTTTTGAAGATAAGTATCCAGAATATCTCATACTGGCTGAAATTAATGTATTGGAAACGGCTCGTCCAGAGCCCTTGGAGGTCTAATGGCTGGTGGCGATGCAGTTTTTATTGATGCCAGAAGCAATGGTGGCGGCGTTGAAACAAACAATTTAGAAGAGGCGCTCCTCGTTAACTATAAATTAGCTTATACTCCTCCTATCTCTCCTTCTGGAGGATACTCTTATCCTAAATATGCTACTCATGTTATCCGTGTTCCCTATACACTTCTTAAAGAGTATGGTGGAGATCTAGAAAAGAAGGCTATAAGAAACCTTATAGAAAAACATATGAGTGCAGGCGAGTATCCTGTGATTATTTACGATGGCGTCATTCCTGAATTTATTTCTATAACTCCAGAATCAGGCTGTGTTAAATTACGTTGGGAGCTAGAAGATCCAACTTATAGATTTATAATCTATCGTTCTCTTTATATTGATAAAAAGTTTGAAAAGATTGCAACCGTAGACGGAACAACTTATGGGTATAATGAGTATAGAAACTGTGGCTTAACACAAGATGTAACTTATTACTTTAAGATTCATGCATTGAGCTTGGGTGAAATTGAAAGCCCATCGAGTACAGTGTACGGGGCAAAGGTGCTTTAATGGCAGTAACATTAGAATGGTCTCAATCTGGCTCCCTGGTTGAGGAGCCTTTTGCAAATACAGCAAATCAATCTTATGCTTTTACTCTCAAAAATACTGGAGATAGTATAGCTAGTTCTTTAGGATTTTATTTGAGTGTAGCTGACTTGGAAGGAGAAGTAACCAAACCCTCAGGACAAGGTCTTGTTCAGGATTGGTTCGATCTATTGACTTGGGGAGCTACAACAGGAGAAGGATTGAGCATTGTGCAGAATGTAACAACAACTCAATTTCAATTTGGTGTAGGTGACAAGACCTCAAACGCGATTCCACTATCTATTGGTCCGACTACATCAACAGGGATTAGCCCTGGAGAAAGTGTAGAGATTACTTTTAAAGTAACACCGCCCTCAAGTGAGACTGCTCGCCGTCTCTATTTCCAAATAGATTTAATCTATGAAGAGGCTTAATGGCACGTCTATTGGAGGGTTTCGCTAGTAACCTTAGTGGGGCCCAAAAAGCAGAGATAGAAACTTTATTACAAGAAGAGCTTGCTGGTAGCAAGATATCAAATCTTGCTGATTTCAAAACAGCACTAGACTCTCTTGTTGAAAAGAGTGGAAATTTATCACGTCCTTTGACAGCTAGCGAAAAGAATGTCACTCCCTTAGATCAGATAACTTCAGAGTATTACAATACTTTAGTAAAGTATATTGACAATGACCTGGGTGTTCTGTTTGACAGAGTTCAGGGGTTTTGTGATTTGAGTATTTCTCACAGAGAACTTTTTAGTAAAAAACTGACAGATTTAAAAAACTCATTAGCTCGACTTGATACAGAAATCAGTCGATATGAGATCCTAACTACAGAACCAGACTATGGGTTAATTGATTATAATACTTTCAATACCCTCAAAGCTGGATCTTATGAATATGATACTGAGATTGGAAAACTATTATATGTAGACCCAAGATCTGGAGCCTTGCTTTCTGATTCTCAAATAAGCACTGTGGATGTTGCAGCAGAGGGACTTACCTTACCCCTGAGTGGAGAGACAACAAAAGCCACTATCACAGTAGTTGATGTCATTGAAGGAAATGACACAACAGAATCTGATTTAGATATGGAGCCAGACGATAACTCTATAACGAATTTATATTCAGATAGTGATGGAAAGTTTTGGGTTCACCCTATTATTCTTGTAGACCAAGACGAAGGTGGAGAGAAAACAACTCCTCCAAGTGATGGCGTTGACTTAACTGTAGAATTTACTTTAAGCGGTGCGCAACAAATCAATTATATTACTTTGTCTCCTGTCACAGATACATCAATGACTATTGAAAGTATCTCCTATCAAGATGTTGATGGGAATTCTTATTATATTCTTTCTACACCACAAGCGATCACGGAGAAAGTTACCTTTACTTTCTCTAGAGTAGTTGCAGAATCTATAAGAGTAACAGCTTCACAGAAAAGCTATAGCGAGATTGCAGACTTTTACTACTCAGACACTCCAGAAGACATTGCTGAAATCCAAGACCTTATGGATGCAGGAGGAGTAGAAGGAATCACCGTTGGGAGCGGTGGAGAAACCGACAAGTATGCGCGAGGTTATTTCTATACTCTAGGATATGACTTTGTCGAGTGTGGAGAGAACTCATTCCAAGACTTAGGTATTTATGTTTCTTCAAGTCCGATTGTTTCTACAGGACGACTAAAAGAAGTATATGCTACTGCAGCAATTGAGAATTCTTTAGCATCTAATGGAAATCCACTTGATGCTATTGAGTTTTATATAGCTAAACTCAATTATGACAGCTCGGGACTTTTTGTTTCATTAGAGAGAACGCCAATTCCTGTTTCTGCAGATAGTGTAACGCATGAAGTTCTTACGCTAAATAATGGTGTGTCAAAGACTAGGTTCTTCCCTACCTTCAATACGGTAAAAGTTTATCAAGATTTTATTGAACTAGCTGTTGGAACTGATTATCAGTTGTCTGTTGATGGTCTGAATTACTACTCAACACTAACGGATCTTGAAGCTGCCGCGGTTGGAGGCCCACCTCCAGAATTAAGGGTAAAGATTTTGACCCCGATCATCTCTTCTGTCTATACAACTTCTTACACAGCAGCTACAGATAAAGATTTAAATGCAAGCCAAACAGCCAAGCTTGGTTCAAGAGCAATCACTTACACTTATTCTTCAGATGAATCTGTTTCCTATAGCCATTTGTATATGGTCATCATTACAAGGAGTCTAGATTTTAGTTTTACAAGAGAAACGCCAATTGTTTTCGACTATACTCTTTTAGCACAGGAGGAAACTAATGAGTCAGAATAAATATCTTGATGAATCCTCTAAAGTACTCAAACAGAAGGTTTCTCTTGTTTTGGGAGAATTAGTAAAGTCTTTTAGAACAGGAGACGTTAGGACAGAAGAAGAACTAAGCAAAACCTTTGGTGAACTGATGACAGCTTATCGAGAAATCTCGAACAGAGTTAGATTCAAAGAAGCGCCAAAAGTATCAGCTGGAACATATGCTGATTACAAGGAATGGAATAAAATCCTTTCTCGTATTAGACAGGACTTAATTCTTCTCTACATCCATTTACAAGCATTAGATAAACTTGCTGTGTCTAGTTTTAACAGACAAGTCTCTGAACTTGATGATCTTTTGGGGCGTTTACGGAGGACGGACGGGAAGCTTGCTGATTATAAAATCTATCTAGGGGATATTGGTTTTGCCCTGGGAGACAATTTTAGCACTACAGAAAATATTGACATAGAGTCAGAGCTTCTTGGAGCGACAGAGGCGGAAGTAAATACAAGCGGTGCTTTTGTTTCTCTTCCAATTGTGTCCTCTACTGTTATCAACGTAAAGAAAATCAAACTAGACGAAAACACAACAAATGGTGTTCTTGGAAACAACGAAGATACAAATAATCAGTATGGCGCCCAATCTAATTTAGGGAACATTGGTGACCAAAATGCAGACACTTGGGTAGAATTTGAAAAGACTTACTATACAGATGAGACTTCAGATCCGCTAACGGTACGGTTGATTCTGGAATTAGAGAGTGAAAGGATAATTAATCAGATCTTTATTGATCCAGTAAACTTTGGAACACTCGAGGGTGTGGTTATTGAAGATATTAAAGTTTCAACTGACGGGACATCTTGGACGACTATACGTGGAGATGCTCCGCTGGCAGATTACCTAGACGAGTCTGAGGATACTTTCTACACTGTTTCTCCAGAATCTGCTAATTACAAGGGCGTGTTCACTTATCCCTTTCTCCCACGAAGGGCCAAGTATGTTTCCTGTACTCTTGTTCAAAAATACCCAGTAGGAATTGAAACCAGTAGTGGAGTAAAAAATAGATTGGCCATTGGCGTTAAGTCGATAGATGTTTACAGTGTACAATATGAAGACTCTGGCGAAATAGTTTCTAGCTCTCTTTCTCTCAATGCTCCTCTGTGGAAACTGGGCCTTCTCTCTGCTTACATTCCGACAACTAATGAGATTGGGGAAGTAGCCTTTAGTGTGACAGTAGATGATGGAAATACGTGGAATGACATCTACCCACTAGAGTCTTCTGTTTCAGAAGAGGAAATTGTTACCTACGATACAGGGAATGGCTATCAAAACCTAAGATATAGGATTTCTCTTTCTCGAAACTCTGAAAAGTTTGAAGAGCTTAGCTCTTTGTTTGAAGGAGCAGGAAGCAACCCTGTAGCTTTTGAACTCTCTAAAGTCTCCTTAGACTCTTCTCCTGCAACAATTACTCCGTCAAAAACATTGGCCTCTGATGTTGTATATATATTTGAGAGTCCCGTCGGGTCTCGTGGAGATGATGATTTTGCCAAAGGAAGATTTGTTATCGCTAGAGGTACTGGTGGGCCTCTAAGAGTTAAGCTTCCTTTTGACATTTTCCCAAAGTCTTCAATCTTGAAGTCTGACGTAACTGTATATGTTGCTGGAAAAGCCTGGACTAGAGTTAATGCAGAAAGTACTCTCGATGCTGCAGGTGCCGGGAGTCAATCATTCTACATTGACAACAGCGGCTATGTCATTTTTGGCGATGGCGATATAAGAACGAATACAGGAAACAGTGCCAGCCCTAGGGCCGGTGCCTTTATTACTGCTGGGTTGACTCCAGAGACTCTTGCTTTTTCTGTAGTTGATGGTGGCTATACAGCTCTCCTAGCACTTCCTTCAGATGGAGACAAGAAAAGCTGCAAGCTTGAGCTAACGACGCCTCCAGCCTCTTCTATTACAGAAATCCTCCCTGTTGGTGAAGACGAGATTTCTCTTAAACAAGCCCCCATTGATAGTTCTACTGTTCAAATTGAAGAAAGAAACTTCTTGGGTGCATTGGCTGCAACGAGCTATGTTACTCTCGAAGCAGATTTAGCTGATGTTTCTAGTACAGGAGATTATCATATTGATTATGAGAAGGGCATCCTCACTTCCTCAAAACCAGCAGCAGAAGACAGAGTAACGACAATCACCTATAAAGCATATACAGTTTCTGAGGCAGAAGAGTATGAGATTAGACAAGGAGACTCCGGAAACTACAATACTGTCTATATCCCTTCTGATGCTTTTGTTAGTCAAGAATGGACAGATACAACTGGGGCAGCACGAGAGCCTTTCGATAAAAATGGAAAGTCAGTTGCAGGAGCCCATGTTGCAAATGTAAGCAGCAGTTCTGGAAAACTTATTCGTCTTTCTCAGAAGGCTGTAATCCCTGGAACAATCAGTTTGGGAGATGGCATCTTTGATATTTACACTCCAGAAGAAGTAGACTTTATTGATGGCTATACTGAATTAAACAATGCGGTTGCTGTACAAACAGAAAATCTTGTTTCTACTGGGGCTTCTGGTGTTTATACTTTTTCAATAAACAACGGCGACGCATTCATCGCAACCTATGGAGTAAAGTATTCGGATGCTTCTGTTTTTACAACTCCAGTAAGCACTGCAGCAGCAGTTAGTGGTTCTGTTGGAAACTATTACTCGGAGCCAGCGACAGGGTTAGTAACAGTAAATCTAGGGGGTAGCGGTATTCCAGAAGGGACTACAGCGACCTATGCCTTCGCCTCTGGAGAAGCTCCAGGAAATGGAGCCTATAGTGTAAACTATGCAACTGGACTGATCTATTGCAAATGGACAGTCACTGACTCTGTAGATATTACTTATAAATATTCTAAATACCAATTCCACTACATAGTTGCCAAGAAGATTCCAGCTGATGATGTAGAGGTAGACTTAGAAGCAAACACTATCTCACTCGAAACAACACGACTAAAGAAAGGAAGTATCAAATATAGTTATGAATATGTTCCACTTTCAGAAGAAGAGCTGAAGGAGCTTGCCCCCTACTTCTCTCCGATAGTGAGAGATATCAGATTTAGAGTACTTACAGAAGGAATGATCTAATGTCTTTGGGATCTAAATATAACGACATACTATTGTCTGAACTTTTGCTAGAGCATCTCAAAGATGGAGAAGTTCCATTTGCTGATGATTTGCTTGAAGAATTTGAAGAACTACAAAAGACTTATCCTAGACTAGGAGAAAGACCACTCTTCAGATTCAAAGATTCCAGTGTTGCTTTTGCAGAGGAAAGCTCTGCGAGCAAAACAAATGAAATGCTACACCGCTATACAGTAGACTCTGAGGCTTTGTGGGAAACAATCGAAGATCTAGAAAAAGAGATTTTGAGCAAGAACAAAAAATGGTCTTCCAATTACTTAACTTTGCGCCGTACTCTTGAATCTGTTGAGGATCGAATTGACTCTTTGTTACTTATGGAGCAAGACACTCTGGGCTATTTTAATTATGTAAGTGATGATTTCTTAACTGTCGATAGTCTTGAGATGTCAGCGACAACTGCCTTTGTTGATACTACAAATGGAATTATCTCAGTTGGAGAAGCAAACATTGACAGTGATGACTATGAAAGAATTGATTTAGGAGAAGTGCAGAGCACTGATGTAGGTATTCAGGCTTCTGGGTCTGGATTAGTCTCGTCTGCGGCCGGCGATAATTTTGAAGCCATAAAGGCTCTTTCCGATGAGAATACTCAGTGGTTACACTATGTTCAATTAAGTACACAGGGAACAGTAACTGTATCCTATGTTGCTAAACTCCCAGAAACTAAGACTATCAACCGAGTTAGTATTCAGATGGCAGGCTCTACAGCCGTTAGTGGTTTCACAGTCTCTCTGTTTTATTCTTCGAATGGTGTTGACTATGACTTGGCCCCCACAACAAATAGTACTCAATTAGTTACGACTGGAGCTACATGGACTTTTCCTGAAGTCGAGGCTCGCTTTATTAAACTATTGATTACAAAGGCCGGGGCTGATGACAAGAACAGTAATGGAAACTATGTCTATGAAATAGGTCTTAAGTTGCTAGCTTTGTACAAAACAAAATTCAACACTGAGAATACTTATCTTGTAGAGTCAACTCCTTTATCTGTTTTAGATGGTGATGGAAACAAAAAGACTTTTCAAAAGGTAGCCTGTTCTGTTTGTGAAAGCTTACCAGAAGACACTGATATTCTTTATTATGTTTCGGTAGATAATGGGGCAACCTATTTATCAATATCTCCTCTTGAAAGAGAAAATGCTACATATTCAAACATCATTGATTTTAGTGATGCAGTAACAGTAAAGTCCAGCGATGCAACAGTAGGACATGATTCTACCTTAGGGGTTACTGCTCTGGATTATAACCAGACAGCTTCGTATACTTTAACAAACAAAGATGACGGAGTTACTAACTTTTATATTTCAAGTTCAGATGTTGACAATTTAGATACAGATTCAATTGTATTTTGGAGAAATACAGGAGAAAAGGGTTCTGAGACAACTGTTCGAGGAAAATCTCGAGGATGGAGTCACGAGGAAGAAGGTTTTGTATCTACTGTTGTAGACATACGAGCAACAGATGGGTTGCAAATAGATTTTGGGTCTTCAGAAATAACCATTAATGATGTCACCTCTAGTGGAGTTGTTACATTAACTCAAGGCCGACACACTATAAAGACAACAACAAACAACTGGCTAACAGTTGTAGCAGCTACAGACTTAGATGATCTGAAATCTAAAGACAGTCTCTATCCTTACAATCATAAATTACTTATCGAAGGATATAGTTACCCTTCTGGTTGGACTGACGAAAAGACTTATGCTGGTGCTGACGTTTTTGCAGAAGGACTTGGTGTCTACGAAGGGTCTACGGCTTTTTCTGGCAGATCAGATACCGACAGACTTGTCTATAGTAGAACTTTAGACAATGATGGAAATATAATCTTTCTTATTAAGATTAATGCAGAAGATGCAGATTATATAAATGAAAAATATCTGGTGGAATATAAGCTCAGAGATAAGACTTTTGATACAATTGTATTCAGAGCTAAGTTACAAACCAACAATGCTGAAGTATCTCCAGCCCTTGAGGGGTTCTTACTAAAGTTGGGATAAGGAAGTTATGTCAAAGATAAAAACTATTGTTCCTAGATCACGGTCAGTAAGACTCGTTTCTGGTGGAGCTTTCCCGATGAAACAGTTAAACTCTTCTCTCGTAGAGATTGCTGCGGACCTAACTGAACTTCAAAATTTTCACAACAACACCCTTGTTCCTTTACTGAGTGCTTTGCCTCGTGGAGCTGATGATGATGAGAAACCATTATTAACAGCTTCTCTAGATGCTGCTGTTTATGGTTTGGGTGGTGATCATATTTGGACTGATGGAAATATCGCTTTAAGCAATTCTACAATTGCAGATCAAGGAACAATGTATTTGTTCTTTGAGGGAAATCGTCGAGCGACAATCAAAGAAAGCTTTATCAAGCTTTCTAATCAGCTTGATACATCTATTGCTTCTTTAGAGGCACAGATTGGATCAGTAACAGGAATTAGTTCTTATACCAAAGCCTATATCGGATCAAAAGCATTTGATAGCACTGCCTCTAGCTCTTCTACTTCGATGGATGGTCGACTTAGCTGTGCAGAACTCAATCTCACTCAGTTGAGCAAAGATGTCTTTGGAAATGACTATGTCCTTGACTGTGATGGGAATAGAGACTTATCAAACTCTGTTCTAGAGATGGTTGAAGCACTTTTAGCAGTTCATGGTGGTTCTAGCTATGCAACAGGCCTAATTTCATCTAATGATATTACCTTGTCTCATACGACCAATACTAGTGACCTTGTTTACGATGAGTTGATTCCCCAAACGGGTGTAGATAATTCTGTAGATTATACTATTTTAAATAGGGTTGGTACAGTAACAACACTCGAAGATGATCTCAATAGACTTCGGTGGGAGCTGGCTCGGTTAAGAGGTGGGGTGTGGAATACAGATGCAGGAGTTGCTCCAGGATATGATTCCAATATTATTTCTCTTGCAGCTCATATTGACTCTAAGGGGTCCGCGGCCCAAACAGCAATAAACCCTCATGGTCTTGATGCTGATGACATCCTTGGTACTTATAGTGACTCTGGCCCAATCGCAACTGTCTCTGATGGGACAACCCTCGAAGCAGCCATCCAGGCACTTGATGCAGAACTAAATGGTTGGTCTCTTAATACTGCATATCAGGCTGGATCAAATGGCCGTATTAGTCTTCTTGGTGGTATCGGTCAAGTACAAATCAGAGATACTGTTGCTGGACTAGGCTCTTCTTTATTCTCTGTTGCAGACAATGGCGGATCTGCAAAAGTAGAAGTTCATATTGACGAACTTGTTACGAAGGGAGATGTCCCTATTGTCTTAGAAGAATCTAGCGGTGATCCTGGTGCCACAACAGGTTCTGTAAAAGTATATTCAAAAGATGACAGTGGAGATTCTGAACTATACACACAAGATGAAAATGGAAATGTAGTTCAAATTACAAGAGATGGCTTTGTCTTTGAAAAACTTATTGCCAACAATACAATTCATGCTGATCAAATTATGAAGCCTGCAGCAGCCGCCGGACCGGCTCCAGCAAACTCAGAATACACCGGTCCACCTGCAATGGTTTGGAGAAGCTGTCTATATGACCAAACAGTCGCAGAGTCAGGATATGTATATAGTACAGTCCCAATGGATGAAGATGACAACTATCCTTCTAGGTTTAGAGTCTACATTACCCTAAAGCCTGAAGCGCCCGCTGGGGGCACTGGTAGTCGTTGGCAACTAGATGCTTCGGATCCTCATGCTAGTGGAAACTATGATACAGTAGGAGATGCTCAGACGGCAAATCCTGTATGGGTAAATGTAGATAGCATTTCAAAAACAGGTTGGGTAATGGGAACGTCTGAAGATTTAATATATACTGTTGATTTTGGTATTCAAGACCTTGAGAGTCCTAAAATGGGACCACTCTTGTTGAAGTTAACAAGAGTTGTTGGACATGCCGACGATGATTGGGATGGTGATGTTGGTGTCGTAGCAATCAATGTTTGCTGGTATAGATAGTAAGTCTTAAAAACGTGGATTATGGGAAATGTATTTAGAAAGAATAGACGTATCGGTGGTCGAGGAGTAGCTCGTCCAACAAGAAAGCAAATCCCCGTTGTCACAAATGGTGGAAGAGGAAAGGCTCAAAAGCGTCCGAACTTTCAACAAAAGAATTCTGTTCCTCAACTAGGAGGAGATCAATCTATTGTTAAGGTTTGTATTCAGAGAAAGCTAGGCGGTATCGGTGATATCATTATGTCAACTCCTGTCTTGGAGGCTTTTAAGCATTTCTACCCCAACTGTGAAACGACATATGCTACACAGCCTGGAGTTTTGAGCGATCTTCTTAAAGAGAATCCTCATATAGATCATGTTGTTGATTTCCAAAAAGTCAATAGAGAAGATTACCATTTCTTTTCTGATATTACGACAGCGGGCCTTACCCATGAAAACAAGAATTTATATCCTCGCAATCGTATTGATTTGTTTGCAGATTATGTAGGGATTAGGCTTCCGAACAAGAAGCCTACTTACATTGTATCTAAAAAAGAAAAGGAATGGGTGGGGAAAATCCTGAAGAAACAGTTTGGCAAACTCAATGGCACTAAATTAGTTTTCTTAGATATTGCTTCTGTTGACCCTCGCCGGACATGGCCTGTTGGAAAGTATGTCCATCTTATTGGTTATTTGAATAGCATCAGAAATGATTTAAAATTCCTTGTTAACGATCATAATAAAAGACTGGGTAGGACCTGGGACTATAAGAACACATGGGATGTTTCTCAGTTTGACCTAAGAGCGAAGTCTGCATTAGTAAATGCCTGTAGTCTTTTTGTTGGCCCTGACTCAGGGATGCTTCATATCGCAGGTGCGCTTGAAAAAGATATTGTAGGGGTCTTCGGTTCTACTCCTCCCATGGCTCGGCTGAATCATTACAAAAATGCAACTGCTGTATTTAGTGACCTTCCATGTGCTGGGTGTTTCTACAAGCCGTGCTCAATCAATATTGCTTGTATGAAAGGAATTACCTATCAAGAAGTCGGCCAGGCGATTGAATCTAGACTAGATAAAGATCTAGTAACTATTCTTGATAAGAAAATACCTATCGATATCTTCACTCTGATTGAGCCAGATTTTGAAACAGGTTATCTTGCAGAATCTCTAAAGGAGATCTTCAAGAAGATAGGCTTCAAGGCTTCTCTTAATCCATCCCAAAACAACAAGGATGCCTTGGTTGTTGATGTGTTTAAAACCTCCACTCTTGTTCGTACGAACTATGCAATGCCAGCGCAGGGATTACTGCGATTTGCTTTTGTACTAATAGAAGAGAGGAAGCTTTCTCGAGAAGCAATCAATCGATTAACTCGAGACTATGATGCATTGTTTGTGACATCTAAATATGCAGAGTCTTTAATTATCGACGCAGGAGTTTCTAAGCCAATCTATGTAGTAGACCTACCTTTAAATGTTAGTCTTTCTCGAATTCACAACCCAACCAAAAACAAGCTTGTAGTGGGTAGTGTTGTTAAGAATGTTTCAAGATCAAGGTTACAGGATTTAATAAAGGGAACAAAAAAGTGTGGATGGAAAGACCTTCAGTTAACACTATTACAGGATTTGGCATCGGGCGAAGCACCTTTTGTAAGTCCTTCTGTTAATGTTGTTCCTTTGACCAATAGAGCAGTTATGCATAAATGGTTTAGGGGGATTGATGTTTACATTCAATTAGATGATGTTCACTTGGGTACTTACTTGAAAGAAGCAATGCTATATGGAAAGCCTACGATAAGTTCTCCAGCACTCAAAAAGCTGGACATGCCCTTTAACGCTTCTTATTTCTTACAGGGAAATACAGAACTTCATAATGTTTTTTATTCTGAAACAAAGAAAGTCCTTGGTCAAGTCGAGGGATTTGATCTCGAAGAATTGGGGACAGCTTTTGACATTGCCTCTGAAGGATATCTTTATAATGATGAACTCGTTACAATTAAGAAAGAGTTGTTGCAAACAGTAGACTCTGCAGTGGCAGAGACCTTTGTTGTTACAGCTCAAAAGCTTTTGACTTTAAAATGAAAAAAGTAGTTATTCAATTTCCTAAACAAAACCCAGAACTATATAAAATTTATTTTGCAGCTATTAACAAGATAAAAGAGGAAACCTCTAGGTATAGTTGGCATTTTGCTCTCGCCAACCCAGCACCGGGCTTACCTCAAAAATATCCTGGGATAGGGATTATCCCTCTTATGGGATTCAAAAGACAACGTTTTGGATATGTAATTGACTATTCAAGATGCTTGAAGAATGGAAAAGATGTAGAGGATGTCTATACGGCTTTGTGTAAAGAACTAGGCCACGCCTTTATGGATCAATCTGTAGCTCCTCTGGAGAAAGGATTGGTATTTGAAGGAGTGTTCGACCCTTGTGATGGTTATGGAAATAGTACAGAGCAATTAGTTCTCGCTCTGGATCGTGCACATATCTCTATGTCATTTGTCCCTACACGTAGGAATAACAATCATTTAGCTAGTGCAAAATTCCATGAGTTGGTTAATGAAAGAAACTTCCTTTACAAGAAATATCTTTTATATCATACTCCAGCTATAACCAGGACGCATGGAAAATGTCAAAGAGCAGAGAAATATATTCTCACAATGTTCGAAACGACAAAGGTTCCTAGCGCCTGGGCCGGTAGAATTAACAATAAGTTTAATCACCTTATTGTTCCTTCTGACTTTTGTAAAAAGATTTTCAAAGACGCAGGGGTAAAAGTTCCTATCCACAAAGTTCCCTTGGGGGTAAATCATAAGATATGGCCTATGTGTGAGAATAGAGCAAAGAGAGATAAACCCTTTGAGTTTCTCTTGCTAGCTAATGCGCATTGGTCTAACTCTAGGAAGAACTACCCTCTGACGTTGGCAGCATTCAAAAGAGCTTTTGGGAATAGAACAGATGTGAAGCTTATTTTAAAAATCAGCGGAGGGTGGGGAGGAAACAAGCCTAACTTGCCAAGCAATGTTGAGGTTATAGATGCAAGGTTGCCGCATAAAGAATTGGTGAGTCTAATGCACCGGGCCGACTGTTTCCTATTTCCCTCTAACGGAGAGGGCTATGGCCTACCTCCACGAGAGGCTATGTGCACGGGACTCCCCGTTATTCTTTGTAACTGGTCTTCTCTTACAGAAATATGCAAGGATGATATCGCTTATTGGGTGAATCCAAGTGGCTTACAACGAGCTGACTTGCCTAAATTCTTAAGATCACACAATAATGGATCAGATGATTTTGGTCAGTATGCTAAAATTAATACTGATGATTTAGTAGAACAAATGCGTCATATTGTCTCTCACAAAAGAGAGGCATTTAAAAAAGGAAAGAAAGCCGCTCAATGGGTTAGGAAGAATGAGAATTATGATCTTTCTGCCAAGAGGCTTATCGAGGTTATGGACTTATGAAACTCAAAGTAATCAAAGCTTATCGTCGAAAGAATAAATTCTTCTTTATTCTTGAGCTAGACAATACTACTGGTCAAGATCAGAGCAAAAGTAAATTACTGATTAGGCCTTGTCGTATAAGACATCTTGTTGGAGACAAGGAAATAAAGATACCTTATAGGGTAGGGCTAGTTAGGGCAGATACTGTTCCTGCTGGAGAAACAGTGGTTTATCGCACTTCTTTTGAAGCAGCTGATCTTTCTTTATTGTCAGGAAAATACGAAATAAGATTTGGTTTAGTTCGTGAAGGAGTGACTTGGTATGACAAGGTTGATGCTGAATTTGAAGTAAAGTAATCACTTATGTCTGTTAGTTCAGTAATGTGGGTTAGGGATGTGGAGATTCTTGACTATCCAATGCAAGCAGCTATACGATCTCTTTTTGCTTTTTCTAATGAGATAGTCATTTTGGAAGCACACTCTATTGATAATACATTAGAGTTGTTGTTAGATCTTCAAGAAGAGTTTTATCAAGTTCAGCCAAATGGACGATTTGTTATTTTGCGGCATCCTTGGGCGTTAAACCGCTCTACTGAATCTAAACTAAGAACTCGGATTTTGCGGGCCTGTACAAGCGAATGGATTTGGAGAGCAGATGCTGACGAAGTAGTGCCCTCAAAGACAGCAAAAAAGATAATAGAGATAAGTAAAAGAAGAGATAAAAATTATTTTGTATTTAAGTTTAGGCATTTCTTTGGGGTGAAAGCACAAAAACAAGTGATAGACACTAAATGGTATCAAGAGCGTTCAAAGCTTACTCGTCGAAATCAAAAAGTAAGGTTTATTGCTAGGCCTGGCTGTTCTCATGTAGCTGTTGGTGTTGATAATATTGATATCAATACAGAAAAGTTTTATGCTCGCGCCGATGTACAAAAAGTATCTGCTTTTGTAAACCATTACGGTTGGTGCAGAGACGCGGAAGCTATGGGGAAAAAACTAAAGAAACAGTTTGCTGTAGAGAATGCGAACTATCGTTCTTTTCGCAATAAAAGATACATTCAGTCAAGTTTTGTCTATAATCCAGGTAGTCTTAAAACACAGACTTTTGCAGGATCTCACCCAAAGGTTATCGTTTCTTGGATTAAAAGAAAAAAGAAGTGGAAGTTTAATGTATGAATATATTGATTCTTCCGCATCATCCCACCTGGGGTGATTATTTAGCTAAAGGTTTTTATTCTCTTGGACTAATGGACATAACTGTCAACCCTGCCACTCCGAAAGATTTTGATTTAGACCTCTCTCCTTATGACTTAATCATTGCTTCTATTACTTTTGTAGAGGCAGGAAAGTTAATTGATCTGCAAAATGTTTTGTTAATTGATCATAACCGATGGTCTCTTGATCATCGATTGCCTACAACTCATCGACCAATTATCATTGTTGATGAGCGTTCATCCCTTGAGGGTGGTATGCTTTGTCAGCCCAAAAAAGGTATCCATCACATTCCCAATGGTATAGATCTAAACTTTTGGAGACCTTCGGTGACTTCGAGATTTGGGTTTATTTCTTGTGCTGATATTTGGAACAAAGCACGCTATGACCAAAAGAGAATTGATCTTTTAAAAGAAATGCAAAAATTTAAGGAAATTCCTTTGGTAGGGTATGATATACCCGCAGTAGAGAAAGATGGAGTGAGGAATTTTTATTGGAAAAGCAAAGTATTTGTTCTAAGCTACTCTCTTGGTTTAGCTCCAAAAGAAGCCATGGCTTGTGGTTTGCCTGTAGTAACACTACTTCATCCCAGAAACAAAAAGTTAATTTCTCTTCATCCTATACTCAATAGTCTTGCTTTCAAGAAAATAGAAGACGCTGTTGTTTGTTTAGAAGAACTGAGTACAGATAAAGATTTTTATACTTACTGCTCTAATAAATGTTTAGAGTTAGTCTATAAAAAATGGTCGGCATTCAAAATGGCTAAAGCTTATTTAAAAATAATCGAAAACTATAAGTTAGGAGTTTAAATGTTAAGTATATGTCTTGTAGGACATAAAGGATATTGGGGCCCAAAGTTACTTAGAAATTTAGAAAAAAATAGCAGAATAAAAGTGACTGCTTTGGTTGATATGCAAGCAGGCGAAGAAGAGAGGGAAGAAAAGTCTTTAAAAGATGCATTGGCCATGAGAGACTTCGATGCTGTTGTTATTGCTACTCCTCCCGAAACCCACTATAGTGTGGCAAAAGAAGCCTTGTTGGCAGGAAAACATGTCCTTGTAGAAAAGCCACTAACAACAACCCTAAAAGATGCACAAGCCCTTGTCCGGCTGGCCGCTGAAAAGAATCTTAAATTAGGCGTAGATCATACATTTTTGTTTAGTTCACATATAAGACAACTTAGAAAATTAATTCAAGCTGGAAAAATTGGGGATATTCTTCATGTAGTTTCTAGACGTCTTAATTTTGGTAAGTTCCAATTGTCTGGAGTTATCTGGGATTTAGCACCACATGACTTAGCCGTTATGGATTATCTTTTTGGTTCTGACTTTCAAGTCTCGGCTGTAGTTTCTGGAACTCATCTACAGAATGATGTTGTTGATACAGCAACTATCCATATAGAATACAAAACTGGGATGACTTATGGATTAGATTTAAGCTGGTTAAACCCGAAGAAAGACAGAACAACAACTGTAGTCGGAACTAATGGGATGATTGAGTATGACATGTTGTCTGACTCTCCTCTTATTATTTACGACAAAGCCATTGTTGGTATTGATAGAGACATGGCCCATCGTTATAGTTGGATGTCTATTTATGAAGGAGAAGTTAAAGAGCCATTGGCTTTGCTTGTTGATGAATTTGCAGATTGGATTTTATTAGATAAACCTTTTGTTTCTCCAGGGAGTCTTGGAATGAGGGTTGTTGGAGATATTGAAGATATATTAAAGAAATGTTAAATATACTTATTGGCCATACAAGACCTTTGGAGAAGGCATTAGGTTGTGGCTTTACTCTTCTTGGGCACAATGTTTATCACTGCCACAACGAAGTGCTAGGACTTCCTTATGAGAAATTATCAAGATGGCTCAAAGCAAGAAATATTGATCTAATTATATTCCCCTGTCCTTCGACATTACCTCCTACAAATATTTTAAAGAAATTAAAGAAAAAACATATCTGTATATTTTGGGAGAAGGAAGCTAGCCACGAATTAGCTCGTGGGCGACGAGGAATAAAGTATTATTTTACAACTCGTCGCGAAGTCAAAAATAGTTTTTACCTTCCCTTTGCTGGTCTACAGCGAGGATGGATGGTCGCTAAAAAAAGATCTGATTTTGTTCTCCTTGCTAAGGATAAAAGCAAAGAAGACACATTGCGCGGAGTACTTCACAGAGAAATAAAGAAAGATATTGGAGGGATGTATAAACTTATGGGAAACATTCCTCCCCATCTTTACCACAGAGAAAGATTCAGGCATTTATCTAAAAGCTTAGCCTCTATAGGTATTTGGAATGATTATCTCTGGAAAGAGGGCAAGCCAGGTGTTCCAATAAGATATTTTGATAGTTTTAGTTGCCAAGTTTCTGTGTTGACATACCCACACAAAGGTTTACGCGAACTTTTTACTCCAAACGAACACTATATTGAATCTGTTAAACTAAAGCCCGCTTTAGAATATTATTCTAGATATCCAAAAGATTTAATAGAGTTAGGACAAAAGGCTTATAAGCATATGTTGTGCCACCACACCTATCTACAACGTGCTGAATTTATATTAGAAGTACTAAAAGCTCATGGAGAAATTTAATGATACTAACAGAATGGAAAGGGATTCCTTGTTATATTTATGAAGGTGTTGTTATGGGTGAGAACGTGTCAGTCGGTCCTTTTGCTGTAATTGGAAAGCCGCCGAAAGTTCCCTCTGGTGCAACTAGCCGAAAGCCCAGCACAGAATTAACTTCTACTTATATTGAAGAGAACTGTGTAATCGGGGCTGGAGCAACTATTTACCATGGTTGTTATGTAGGAGCTAATACTCTTATCGGTGATGGCGCCAAGCTCCGAGATCATTGTGTTCTTGGTAAATTTTGTATTGTTGGAATGAATGCAAAAATTGGATTCAAAACTACTGTTGGCAACAAAGTAAAAATCATGGATTTATGCAATATTTCTGGCAACATGACTATTGAAGATGGTGTCTTCATTGGACAAGGAACGATGTGTGCCAACGACAACTCTATGGGTAGGTTAGCGCCTCAAGGAAAAGAATGGACTAGTGCTGGCCCTGTTATTAAAAAAGGGGCTAGAATTGGACAAAACAGTTCGCTTCTCCCTGGTGTTGAAATAGGAGAAAATGCAATAGTAGCAGCTGGTGCTGTTGTCACTAAGTCGGTTGCTTCAAGAACTCTTGTTGCTGGTGTTCCGGCAGTGCTTAAAAGGTGGGTGTTTGAATGAAAATAGGAAAGAATACAAGAGCAGGAAAATATACAGTTATCGACAATGATGTTGTTCTTGGTGACGATGTAAAGATTGGAGACTTTTGTAAGCTTCATTCTGGAACTCGCATTGGGAACAATGTAAAATTTGACGACTACTGCAACACCTCAGAAACTGTATTGATTGGAAATGATGTTCATATCAAAAGAATGTCTTGCATTACACAAGGGACTGTCATAGAAGACAAAGTTTTTATTGGTCCTGGCATAATGATTATTCATGAGAAGAATGTTTCTTTTCAACGCAATGTAAAGAAAATTTCTCGTGGTGTTCACATTAAATCAGGTGCTATCATTGGTGGCAGTGTAACCCTTGTGTCTGGTATTACTATTGGCAAGGACGTTATCGTTGGTGCGGGCGCGGTAGTGGTTAAAGATTGCGAAGAGGGTGGCATTTATCTTGGCTGTCCAGCAGTCAGGGTTGGCGAAGTACCGCTGGAAGATAGAATTGGAATTGACTGCAATCTCAATTTTACAGATGATATTGTAGAAAAATATCTTTCTGAGATGGAATCAACAGGTAAGCTTCTAGTGAACAAGAGGTTTGATAAGGATGAAGTGGCCTAGTTTTTTAGTGTCAACGGCTCAAGCTGTTTATCATATTCAGGACAAACAGATAGTTCCTGTCTTAACAGGACAGGGGCTTTATTATGGTATGTCTTGGGATAAAGATAATCTTTATGTTGTTGCAAGAGAGAACCAAGATAAAATAGCCACAAAAAGCGAAAAGCTTTTGGTCATGGACCATAGCTTTAAAAAGAAACACGAATTAGACTTACCTGGAACTCACCATCACCAAGTGATTCATCTTGAAGGAAGTCTAATAGTAGTAGACAGTGGGACGAATTCTCTTTACATATATCGGCATGGCGCTTTTGATCCAGTTAGTTGGCGACCAACAGGCAATGACCTTAATCATTTTAATTCCATTTGGTATGACAAAGAAGAAGAACTTTTTTATGTTGTTGAACATAACCAAGTAGGCTATTGTCCTGCTGGACTTCATTTCAATACAAGAACAGAAAAGAAGCTTAAGCGTAAAAGCCGTATAGTTATTCTTGACAAGAATTTGACTGAAGTAGATAGCTTTACAGCTGGCTATGCAGCTCATAATGTTTACAGAGAAGGTAGTGAGATTTTAACCTTTAGCTCTCATGATGGGAGAGTTTTATGGACTGAGCAAAACACAAAGAAACAAAGAGAAAGATTCTTGGGCAAGGGCGCCTGGTTACGTGGTTTTGCTGTCACAAGAGATTGCTACATCGTCGGAGTTTCAGAGTGCAAATCTAGAGAAGATCGAGAGAGTGGAGATTCTGCTATCAATCTATATGACAAAGACTTTAATCTTTTAGATGTATTGGTACTTCCAGAATCTGGACAATTATGTGATATAAGAATTGTAAATGAAAGAGATTATGCTCACAAAGAACAAGTATTAAAAGCAGCAAGGAGTAAGTGATGCCACCAAAAGCACCAATTATTATTGGCGGCCACGGGCGATCAGGGACTACATACATGGCAAATGTAATCTTTAGTCATCCAAAAATTGTTGGTCAGCGAGGCGAATCATATATCTTTACAAAACATCATAGTTTTTTACGACTGATAGATCTTGTTTCGAGCAGATATCAAAGAAGCATTCCTTTTGTAGAATACGAAAGGTTAGGAAAACTATTAGTAAGAAACTATATAGTCCATCTTAATAAAAATATAATTAAAAAGCATGGCGGTCAAGACAAAGTAATAAAGAAGATGAGATTGGTAAATCATGGACGTTATAAGAAGTGGAACAGAACAGACTTGGTATTTTTTAATAAACATCTAAAAGGAAGAACCCAAAAAACTGGATTTCTTCGAGAATAGGATTCTATAATCAAAATGAAAGTTAACTTTGTAAATCTACCCGGACAGTATAAAGAGATACAGGATGCAATTGATAAAGATGTTCTAGATATTCTTCATACTTGTCAGTTTGTTGGAGGATCATATCTTAAACGTTTTGAGAATGCTCTTGAAGACTATACTGGATGCAAACATGTAGTTGGTGTAGGAAATGGAACGGATGCCTTGCGGATTGTGTTCTCTTCTCTTCCTGGTAGTCTTAAGCGAAAAAAAGTATTAATGCCAAATAATACTTTTATTGCAACTGCCTACGCTGCTGTACAGGCTGGACTAGAGCCTGTCTTTGTTGACGTTGATCCGAATACATATCTAATTAATATAGATTCTGTAAGAAATCATCTTGCTTTTAGGAAAGGTGAATTTCTTGCTGTTGTCGCTGTATCTCTTTATGGTCAAAGGCCAGACATGGCTAAACTAAAAGATCTGTGTTGGGCTCATGGAGTTTATTTAATAGAAGATGGCGCGCAGTCACTGGGAGCAACTTTTAATAAACAACACCTAGGAGCTTATGCAGATGCCGCCACAACATCCTTTTATCCTGCCAAGAACCTTGGTACTATAGGACAGGGTGGAGCTGTTTTAACAGACAATACAGAGATTGCTAATTATGTTCGTACCTGGATCAACCAGGGCGCCCAAAAGAAATATGAGCATAAAATCCTAGGAGGCAATTCTCGACTTGACACAATCAAGGCAGCTCAGTTATTCCATGCTCTGGGGGCTCTAGATGGATGGAACAAGAAGAGACAAGAAGTGGCGAAGATATATGACAATGCATTTGAACACCGGTCGCCTGGGAAACAAGTAGGATCAACTCATGTTTATCATCTCTATGAATATCGCTGTGATAGCCCTAAGCATCGTGACCATGTGGCAATTGCTTTGACAAATGCTGACATTGCTTTTGGCTATCATTATCCTGAGGCATTATCTGAGACTGGGCTCTTTGGTTCGGCAACTACACCTGTTTGTGAAGCTCTATCTGAGCGCCTTATCTCTCTTCCAATTCATCCCTGTATGACAAAAGAACAAGCAAATCTTGTTGTTGAAGCAGTAAACTCTGTGGAGGCAGAATGAAGAAGCGTGCGTTGATTACCGGGGTGACGGGCCAGGATGGCAGTTATCTTGCAGAGTATCTTATTGGACAAGATTACGATGTTTATGGATTATATCGCAGAGTGAGCACAGGGAATAACTTTAATAATATTAAACTTATTAAAGAACACCCTAAACTTCATTTAGTTCCTGGTGATATATGTGACCATGCTCAGATGCAGTCTCTAATGCGCCAGATACAGCCCACAGAGCTTTATTTGCTTGCAGCCATGTCCCATGTCGGCCAGTCCTTCAAAGAGCCAATACAGACCTTCAGGGTGGACGCAGAGGCCACTATTGGAGCACTAGAAGCGGTAAGACAAGAGAGCCCTATGACCAGGGTTTACTTTGCCGCAACAAGTGAATTGTTTGGAGGAATGAAATGTCCTGAGTCTGGCTACAATGAAGAATCACCCATCGACCCCCGGTCCCCTTATGCTGTTGCTAAAGCTGCTAGCTTTTATGCTGTTCGTAACTATCGTGAAGCCTACGATCTTCACTGCTGTTCTGGTATCCTTTTTAATCATGAGTCACCTAGACGAGGATTAGACTTTGCTCCAAGGAAGATCACAAAAGGTGTTGCTTCTGTAAAATTAGGCTTGCAAGATCGCCTAGATATGGGTAACATGGATGCATACAGAGACATAGGGCATAGTAAAGATTATGTTAGAGCTATGCACCTAATGCTTCAAGAAGATAAACCTCAAGATTTTGTGATTGCAACTGGTGAATCAGTATCAATCAGGGAGATGTTAGCGTATGTTTGTGAACTTGCAGAACTCAAATATGAAGATGTATATCGGATGGATAAGCGATACATGCGGCCGTCTGATGTTCCATATCTTAAAGGCGATGGTTCTAAAGCAGAAGCTATCCTGGATTGGACTCCTAGCTATAGTTGGAGAGATCTTCTTCGAGAAATGTATCTCAGCGATTTAACGGCATTACAGTTAGGATGCTATACTTAGAAAATGGAACAACATAATAAATGGGTTTCCCGTAAATTCTCTGCAGCCGTAGGACTAACAATATTGGTTACCTTATTGTTTGCAGTTCCTTTAACCTGGACGGCTTTTGGTGCTGTTCAGTGGGTGCTAATTGCAGGTGAGCAATGGGTTGCTTTTCTAAGTATGATTTGGGGTGCTTATTTTGCATCCAATGTAGCGGCCAAGTTCTCTCCTGTAGAGAAAAAACAAAATGGTTTCGAAGAGGAGGCGATGTAATATGCCTGTTAGTTCTGTGGAGTATCAATCCCTGTTGGCTAGAGTCAAGGCACTTGAGAATAAGATGAATGATGTTATCACTGCTCTCGGGCGTACTATCACAATTGATCAGATAACACAGTTGGGTCTTCTCAAACAAACAGATGTTGAGCAACTGAAGACCCGTATGGATGGTGTAGAGTCAAGAGCTACTCAGCTTGAATCTTATCATCAGTCTTAATCAGCAAGAGGGATTTATTTCCAATTAAAGTGGGTGGGTTCGTTGCAACCCATTCGCAGTCTTGTAATAAATAGGTTCTATCTGGGAGACACTTAAAGGCAAAGCCTTCTTCTCCGATAGGCCTATTTTTTATTACTTCGCTTTTTCTTCTCTCTGGTTTTGTCGTTAGTTTTTGTTGCCACAATACACTAATGTCAAGAACATCTTGGCCAATTGGGTTGGTGGTATGTATTCCAAATGGAGAAGAAACTCCTCTAAAATAAATAGGATTAACAGGTAACTGGACTACCCCTAACATTCCCAAGGCGGGAATGTGGGGAATTGGTAAGAAAAGATAACCACGAGCAACAGCTGTTGATAATGATAAGAAAGTTTTTATATGATCAACATATTCTTGTTGTTCTTCTCTCGTTGGGCAATTGACTTCATATTTATTATAAATATTATTCAACAAAGAGATAGCCGCGGGCGCTCTCTGAATAGTCCCAAGAGGGAATATGTATCTGTCCAAGGCATCAGTCATAACATAAAAAGAGGGAGCACTCAGGCTCCCTCTTAGTCTTCTTATGAAACAAGTACTTACAGTGCCTTGTAGACCATGGTTAGACTTCTCTTTGTATCCGCAGGGCCATCTGGATTGATGGCGAGCTGAGCACCATGTTGTTGGGTAATACGAATACCAACGACATTGTCTGTGCCTAGTATTTGACGAGCTATTTCTGTACATGAGTCTCGAAGAGGACGCTTGTACATTTTTCTGTCATCGATGATACCTGTCCACCGTGTATTTGTTGTCTTCATGTTGCTGCTTAATTCAAGCTCCCAAACCTGGGGAAGGGTTCTTGTTCTAAGAGAGTTGTAAATAAAGGTACTGATAGACTCTTCCTTCTCTCGGTCTGCGAAGTCAATAGTTAAACCCGGGCAATCCTTAGGATCATCCCAGACAACTGTCTTAAAGTTTTCGTGTGGAAATGTATTATCCACAATGTCACCTTGGTTTGTAGCACCATAAGTGTCTGGTCTGCCCTTAACAGCGAATGCCATCTAATACTCCTTTTATATCTTTTGCTATATCTGTCTTCGCCACTCCTGTAATCCTGCTAATATCTCTAGCCGTTAAGCCGCAGTATGAGTGGAGATACAAGATGTATCTTTCCCAGTTAGTTAGTTTATACCACACTTGTCTTTTGTAGGTGGTTTCTAGTATTTGGATTTCTTCTTCCTTCCTTTTTTTTTCTTTATTTTGGAGGGATTAGAAGTTGTCCGTGTTTTAGAGTTCAATGATTTCATATACTCGAATTTTAGCATGGGGATTATCTTTATCTTTGTTTTTGGTAAGCTTGACCGAATAAATTTGCTTATCATTGAAGTAGACAATTTTTTCCAGGGCATCCATGGTGAACTTGGTGGGTCCGTCAACGTCACTAGCGGTTGTTTTAAAGAAGAAGTCTATTTCTACATGAATCTTCTTTCCCTGAATTACCTCACCTGTATACGGACAGGCTTCTTTGATTGCCGCTTGCCAATGCACTGCTTCTTTAGTTTTAAACATACGTTTATTTCCTATGAAATAACCTTTGTTTGTAGAGATAGGCTTGGAGTCAACAGTAAAGCTAGTTAATAGTTTGTAAGGAATTTTATTCTGTCCAATCTTGAAGCATTTTGAAATAAAATCATCAGCCCCACGAGGACCCTTTAAGAAGTTGCATGATGTGCAGCATGGCACTACATTTGTCATCGTGTAGCCTAAATTATTATCTAAACGATCAAGGCCAATTGTGCTTATCTGTGCCGTACAATAGAAACAAGGTCTTTGCCAGAATTGAAGAAATTCCTCTTCTGTTAATTCCCATTTTAAAGATCTTTGTTTAGCACCTCTTTGATATGATTTATATCTAGCTATAGGTGTCTGATGATATGCATTGCCTTCTGCTGTAGCTTTTTCTTTGTGCTTTTTTCGACAAAGTTTACAGTTAGAGGCATAGCCATCTGGTTTATTGGCATCTTTATGAAAACTACGTAAGGTTTTCGTGGCCTTGCACTTTGTGCATTGTTTCTTGGTCACTAAATTCTCTCATTTGTATTCAACCAATAGTCATGAACTTTAGCAAGGAGTTCTTTCAAGTCTTCAAACAAGCCTGGTTTTTGTAAGTAGCTATTTGCGTAATGCTCATAAGCTTTCTGTATATCTTCTGGATTGATTGAATTTGAAAAGATAATAAATGGAATCATTTTAAGCCTAGAGTCTTGATTGATTCTTTTTAATAAGTCTACACCACCAAGCTCTGGCATTTTTAAATCTGAGATAATTAAATCTATAGACTCTGTTTGTAATTTAGTCCAGGCTTCTTCGCCATTCCGCACTTCTATCAAACGAACAGGCAATCCAAGTTCCTTGATGGCTTTTCTAAATAGAAGAATATCAGGGTGATAGTCTTCTGCTAAAAGAAAAGTGTACATTAGTCCCCCTTGTTGTGATACTCTACTGCCTCAGGGGCAGGGCTTTCTCCTTTTGAAAAGTAGAGATAACTCATTGAAGTTGCCCATGCTAACAAAAAGATCGTTAATGGTTTCTTTAGAACAGCCCAGATTTCTTTAATAGCCTCTTTTTTAGCATTAGATTTGTCTTGTTGAATCTGTGCCATTTTCTCTAAGGCAGCTGAAGTTCTATTGTATTCTCTTGAAAGATTGTCTAGATGTGCAGTAGTGTATGTCTGTACTCTTTTTATCTCGTCCACATCATGTTGGATTTTCAAAAGCCTATCGTCTACAGACATAATATTAAATTAATTTCTTTGTAATCTTATCAGCCAAACCAAGCTTTAAAGCTTGTGTTGGGCTAAAGTAGTAATCACTTCCAAGAATATAAGACACCAGATCGGCTTTAGCCGTTCCTGTGTATTTTTCAAGAAGTTTTATATATAATTTTTGTAATCTAGTTGTTTCTTTATGATGAATAGTGATATCAGTTAACTTCCCTGAAACAGCAGAAAATGCTTCGTGGAGCATTAGGGTAGTGTTTGGAAAAAGAGAGCGATGGCCAGGAGTGCCAGCAGCTAAAATCAAAGTTGCAGCACTCATGACTTGTCCAGATCCGATAGTATATACAGGACAAGTTGTACTTTTGATTGTATCTACAATCGCGAACATAGCGTAAACATCTCCTCCTGGGCTGTTGATATAAAGCTTAATGGGTTCGTCGGGGTCTAGTACCTCTAATATATAAATATGTTCAAAGACACTTTGGGCTACGTCACTATCTATTTCACCAAAAACTCTAATGGTTCGAGCAGCTAAAAATGGATCATACATTAAAGGGGTAGGCTCTTCAGCTGGAGCTTGAGACATCGACACCTCGTTTTTTCTTTTTGAATTCGCGCAGCTTTTCATATTGTTTCTTTCTCCATTCTTTTTGTTTCTGTTTCTGACTGTGCTTATAGTTGTTTTGTTCTTGTGCTTTCTTTTCTTTAGCAGTAAGAACAGACGCATCTTCTATTATACCTGTCCCATAACCAATATCTTTGATCTTGTTGGTAACAGTACCTTTGGTTAAAACTTCTTTGTAGGAAAACCTAACTAAAGTTATACCACGTTTTGTACACAGCTTTTCTTTAAGAGTGTCTTTACGGACTCCCTCTAAGAAGTCTTCTACACAATTGTGAAACATTGGAGTGAATTCAAAATGCTGAATTCCATCATATTCAAAACCTATATTAAGATCAGGGATATAGAGGTCTAGACGCAGCTTTTCGCCGACTTGATACTCTTCAATAATGGTAGTATTTGGGTAAATATTTTGCAAGATATGCTTAAGTTGAGCACATCCTTTTGAGTTTGTTCTCTCTAATTTATTAGTCCATTTTTTATTAAAACACACAGCAGAAATAGTTTCTGGGGGAATTTGTGTTAGAGAACTTAAGTCATAAATGTTCAGAGAGTGGGGTTGGGCATCAATAAGTTTCTTAAGATTAGAGAGTTGTATTTTCGTTGGGGTGTATCTTTTAAGAAGCCCTAATTCTTTTGCTTTTGCTTGCACATCAGAAACATTTTTATGGAGAAATGCCGCGCAAGTTTTAATAGAATAATTACTATTTCTATAATGAGTTAGATATTTCAGGTTTTGAACATCCCACCCTGTGCTTATTAATTTCAGTTGCAATGCTCGCTGAAGCCCCTCTTCACGAGAGTGTTCTAGAGCAGATGTGTAATAGGGATATGAATTTTCTAATAGTTTATCTTGTTTGCTTGTCCAATGAGACATATGGATGTCTGCTTCTAAACTCATATCATATATAAGATATACAGCCATCGGAGAAATAAGGTATTTATCAGCAAGGTCGCAAATAGACATAGTGCTGTAAAGAGAAAGAATCTTGCCGAATTTTCGGCTACCTAGCGCTTTTGCTATTAAGTCAAATCGCTGTTGCTGTGATAAATCCCAAGTCATATAAATACTTCCATAGGTCTTTAAAAAGTTCCTCGTCCTCTATTTCTTTAACGTTGCTAATCCCATCTACTTCGTTTAGCCATATATCTTTCGGATTAATACGGTCTTGTAGAAGAACATACTCTCTCAAACCACCAGTGATTGTACAGATATGCCAAATCTCCCTCCCTAGTGGTTGAGCATGTTTAGGAAGAGCCTTTCGATTAGGATTGGATATTTTAAAGTTGGTGTTTATTTGCATTTTTGTTTATAAGGACACTTGTGATGACAATTAAGAATAGGAATATCTATTTTAGATTCTATTTGTTGACATGCATTTAAAAGCCATTGTTTATGTCTAGATTGAGGTTTGAATGAGTAAACAGTTTGGTCGCCGCGACGAGTTAGCTTATATACATCAAATTCTTTTATACCCAAAGTCTCTTTGGCTGCAAATGCCTGAGCAATAATCTTTAGTCTTGTGGGTATGTGTTGGTTGTGCTTGGATTCTGTATACAACAAAACTTTTGTTTTTCCATTTGTACTCACTCCGATAGCATCTATATAAACCTTTAATCTATAATCTTTATTAAGTTTATAAACTATAGGAATAGTACCTGCCATGGGGACTAAGCTGTAATTAAGATAATGAGCATAGATATCCTTTACTCTTGGATATCCTATAGCAATTACTTCTTGAGTTGACTTAAGGGAGGTGGCGCCTGCCTTGACTCTCTTATTAGTTTCTGTCACAACTAACTGTGCCCATTTTTCTTTAAGTCTTTTCTCTGTTGTTTTGCATTCATGCTGCACTTCTGCAGCCCACATCCACCTAGCCATATAAAGATAAAGATCTTTAAACTGTGGTGGTGAGGGTTGGGGATCTTTCTTAGAGAAGCTTAGTAGTCGTGGACACTTTTGGAATGTATCAAGGTCGTGCCCGTGAATAAGCATTAATCTATTGCTCTCCACTTGCTCCAAGACAAATGCTGTGCATGTTGACTGATAAGTTTTCTGATTTCATAATCTTTGCCTAGTTGGTGTTCGTGCTCATGTGGACATTGGATTTTAAAGTTTTCATTCTTCAGATCTCGAGGAAGAACAAGTTGTTCAAACTTATGTTTGCATTCCTGGCATTCGTATTCAAAGATTGGCATGGGTCTCTCCAGTCATCATGTGTTTATATATATCATCTTTATAAAGATCTATAACATTACTAGGAGTTTTGAGATAAAGAATGTTTTGAACTTCAATGATATATGGTTGTCTGGCTAGGTCTTGAGAAATACTCATACTAAAAGTAGTTTGAGTCATCCCTGTAGAGAAAGAAAAAGGAGTTCTCCTTCCCATTTGATATATTGACTTCACATCTCTTTGAGATTTTACTGAGTAAATTTTACAAATTGGTGTTGGAATAATTAAGCATCTTTCTTCTTGATAAAGGTTTTGAAATAAATGAGTTTCAGGCCAAACAAGAAAATAATTTATTAGGGGAGTAATCGATCCCCTTTTTAGGATGATAGATTCTGTAATGTAGTTTGATCCATTTCTGATCAACGCTTGAATTAAATCGACCTCAATGTTTGTATCAAACTCCAAAGAACTAGAATGTTGATGTGACAGCAGCTGCTGGTAAAATTCCCCCAGTTCTGACATTGTAGTCTACTCCTACCCATAACCATGTGTCATTTAATGGGATAAAATTTATTTGTTTAAATACAGGGATTCCGCCGGGGTCAAAACCGACATGAAGGTTTTCGTCATTGGTGACAACACCTCTGACATGAAAGAGCCTGATGGTATTGTCGTCTTTAGTCTTCCCTATTGCTGTTGGAGAGAAACCAAGAGTTGGTCCATAGGACATGGGGGTGGCACTAATGCCGCCATCAATGTGCGGCGCCCACCAGTGCCATCTAGATTGTGTTTGGTCTTCATAAATGGTTTCGACTGACTTTGGTACTAACTGAACACTACTATCATCACCAGAAGAAGTAACAGTAACAGTGCTGTATGTTACTGATTCTCCTGTTGGTATCGTTGCGATAAGGTTTTGAACACTCACTGTTAAGTCATAAGTAGTTGCAGAGAAAGAAGAAAGATCCTCATTATAGAGGTGAGAAGCAACAAGAAGATTGTTTGCATTTCGATAGTCCCACTCTTCAGGAAAGTGGTCCACAGTTTCTTCTGTTGTCTCCCCTTTAATGATGACCTCTGTATGCGTCACAACAACAGGATTGGCCTCGAGTTCTTTGATATCTTCTTTCAAACCATCATTTGATTTTACTAAATCTTTAATATGTTTTTCAAGATTATAGACTTCTTTGTTTTTAGTACGCAAGACTTCTTGAGAAAGCTGTTTCTCTGCTGTCAGTTGATCATCAAGCATAATCATTCTGGCGTTAGCCCGCCGTGCAACTCCAAAGGCAAGTCCTATTGCTAGGATAATACCTACAATGATGCCCAAGGCCATGCTACCAATTTTCGTCTTGATCATATTCTTCCTCTTCTTTAAGGTCTTCTAGATATTTCTTGGCTTCTAGTTTGGCCTCACTTTCATCTTTCCATTTGAAAGTACTAAGGTGAGGAAAGAAGTCGTGAACAGTAATCTCTTTAAAACCATTAATCTTATTTTTTGAGTGGAGTAAAAGGATGCGAGGCATTGGTTTCTTCGTCATTGGGTCGATATGAAAAGTATCATAATCTTCCTGTCGTTCGTGCATATCATTATAGATGTGTCCAATCCACTTAGCTCGGTAATTGAAGGCCCTGGTGTTATGAACAATAATATTATTGGCAATAAAGTTATGAGTTCCATCAATTGTTAAATCCCAGACTTGTTCTTTGTCCAGTTTTTCAATCTTGACAATGTTCACCCACCTTAACTGTTCATTAAGTATGGCTTGTAATCCTTTGTCCTTTAAGGAGCTTGCTAATTTAGAGCCAATAGATCTTGTAACTCTATGACCGTCTCTTACTTGAAACCCTAGCTCTCTTCCGTCATTTATATTTATTCTTGCCTTTGTTGTAATTTCTTTAAGGCGCTCAGTAAACAGAATTGGCAAATGATCATGTTTGTTTTTATTCAGTCTGGAAAGACTAGCCAATTGCTTACACTTGTTTCCTTTTGCACCAGGAATAAACAAAAGCTGAGCGAGATTAATTGCTTCATCGCCTGAAATACAAACAGCATTAACACCATTCTTTACATTATTTAGTGTGGAATAAATACCAAGTCTACTTAAAAGAGATATTAAACCCTGAGTTAAATAATTACTCTTATTAAAGAATCTGATTGTTTTCTTCTTTGTATCTATTGAGCCGTCTGTGGCAATTAAGCCAGAGATATAATGGCTAATAACTTCATTGGTTTGAGAATAAAGTTCAGTCGGGATATTTTTTGCCATACCCGTCTGACCCCAGATATCCAAAGTTTTTAGATATTCTGTTAGTGGATTTTTGACCTTACATCCTTGTCTTCCGTTAGTAAAACGAAGATGAAGAGAACCATTATGGAGTCTTTCAGAAGCTCCTAATTTAAACCTATCCTGTACTATTGTTTTTATATCTTTGATTATGCCCTTATCTCTGTTTGTAAAACGAGGAGTACTTTTTAAGGCATAGCAACCATCACCTGCCATGTATCCAAGTAAACGAGCAATGTCGTTATTTATTGGATTAGAGCATGATTTTGGTTGAGGAATCTCAGAAGGCAAAGCAACAAAATCCCCTACAGATAATTCTGAAAGTTTATTCCATTTATACTTTTCTGTGAAAAATGGGTGATTGCCAGTAACTTTAATAGTGCGTCCACCTTTAAGCATGACCTTATAAACTTGCTGAACGCCTTTGTCTAGTTTAGCCAACACCTTGTTGGTAACAATTCGATTGTTTTCGTCTTTGGTGTAAACAATATTGCCAGGGATAATTTGATCAATTCTTTTTAGCCCTTGAGTTGTAAAGACAAGAGAATCTCCTGTCATACACTCAGCAATATCTTCATTTTTGGGAAGTAACTTCCCACCACGCATTCCACCACTTCTTTTCTTATACTCAACAGAGGCCAGCATGCAGACACTGTATTTGTTACAAATATTGTTCATAGTATCTGCAATTTTACTAAAGCGTTCTCTCATGTCTTTGCCACCATAGTCTTGAAGGTTGTGAGTATTGTCTAAGACGCAGAAGATTCTACGACTTGGGTATTTTCCTCTATGAAAGCGAATAACGGCTTCCATGTATTCAAGAGTAGCTCCATCAGTAGCATCCTTAATTAGAAACCTATCTTCTTTTACAAGATTTTCTATTAAGTTATAAGCCTGTTGCCTAAAGTCAAAGAAGCGTTCCTTGTGTCCTTTAGATGGAAGCATAGAGGCCCATCGTCCGGGGTTAATGATTGCCCCGATAGATAGTTCTTCGAATTTGCTTGTGGGTAATCTGCCTAAGTTAGAGACATGTGCATTACATAGGAATTTAGGCAAGATGTCTCGACCAGAGTCATCAATAGAGAAGTAGATAACGGTTGCATCTTTGTTAGAATGCGCAATATCAAAAGCGATATTGGACATGAGCGAGGACTTACCCGCATTGGCTTCTCCACCCAAAAGCATAAGCGTGTCACTCGCCCAGTCCTTTCCTCCTTCAAAGCATTTAGCTAATTGGGGCATTAGATTCATTTTGAATCCAAGGCCAACAGAGGGGTCAATTGACTCCTCTTTAATCTTTTGTGTTCTGAGTAAAGAAAGAACTCCTCTTGAGGAGTATTTGCCAGACTCATAATCATTACGGACTTTTTCAATATTGCCAGCTGCTTCAGAAAGGATAGATATGCGATGGTCAGGGAACTTGTCTAAGTCCAGAGCCATTCTTTCGATTATGTTTTTTTCAATCTTATTGCGTTGTCTTTCTCTTTTATTGAGTTGTTTGCCAACCTCAATATCAAGAGCATGGATAGACACCCCGGTTGTATTTGCCAATTCCTTAGTGTATTCTTCTCTTGTAATTGCAGAAGATTCAAGTGCAATAATTCGCACCATGTCTTCGGCTAATTTTCTCTTTGGCGTTTGGCCTGTCAAACGATCTTGAAGCAACCAAGAGAAGGCACTTAGATTGGGTAATGCTAGCCATCCTTTCTTTCCATGTTGGAGTACAAAATCAGAAGGGTCTAATCCCTCAGTCTTGTCGGTCTTTCCAATGATAGAAATATCAAGATCTTGACTTTCTTTCATAAGCAAGTCTATTGCTCTTCTGATTCCTATCTGGCCAGCTGCATCCCAGTCAAGAGCCAAAACAATACTATGAAAACCTACACTTTCTAAGAGGAGAATCTGTTCCTTAGTTAGGGCAGTTCCACAAATGGCAGCAACATTGTTGATTCCTTTATGGTTAAGAGTTAGGACATCTGTATATCCCTCTACTAGAATGAGTGGTTGGTCAGTGCACCGGCGCGCTTTATCCAACCCATAAAGTGTCTCCCCTTTCTTTAAAGACTCTGTGCCATAGCCATACATGTGTGGGTTAACATACTTTTGTTTCCCATCCCATGTCCGATAGGAGAAGCCAAGGGCTTGCCCACGGTGGTTATACACAGTAAATACAAGTTGCTCTCCATCGAAAGGACAATTATGCTCACCAAGCAAACCTAATGTTCTAAGATACTCTGCGCTGTATCCTTTTTTGGACATTTCTAAAGTTAGAATTTCTCTAGAGAGACAGCCCACACCCCTGTGTAAAAGTACCTCTTTCTTCCATTTGTTTTTATTAATATACTCTTCACAATCTTTTGACCAAACAGTATGTGTGGTAAGAATACGAGCTGCTTCTTGAAATGCAGCAAGTGCTGCCTTAGAGGCTTTCTGGGCGTCTGTAAGGGGCTCAAGCTCTAAGGGTATATCATACCTCTCACATAGTGTGGAGACAGTAGTAGAGACCCATTCGGGCCCTTCTTGAGGCATTCCTTCTAACCAATGAGCTGCAGTAAAAATATCAAAGTTAGTTACACAACCAAAACATCTTCCTTCAGTGTAATCACTTCCAGGATAGAGAGAGGCACTTGGAGTTGAGTCTTTATGGTGTGGGTTGATACAAGCAAACTTCTTTGATTTACTACTGACAATATCTTGATCTTTTAGATATTGAGGGAGGAGGAGTTTAAGCTCGGTAATAGCTTTACTTAGTTTCATCAGCTGGAATTGTTTCCTTCTTCTTTCGTATTGCTTTTAATATAGAAATGACATCGCCTTTGTCAGCAAAATATTCTTTAATAGCTTCTTTTTGTTCCCAGGTTAAACGCGGAAACTTTCTTTTGTAGTTATTCATAATCTAACTCCATTTTCTACTAATGTTGTAGGCGTGATTAGAGAAAGAATTGCATCTTCTCTAAATTCTGTAATGCTCATGCAACCAGAATAAGACAAAGCACTCTGTAAGCCATCTTTCCATTCAGACATTAATTCAGATACTGTTCCCCGGACAAGCACGGGTGCAGACACACCCTCGGCAGCACGTGGTTGTCGTCCTGCCTTTTCCATTGCTTGCTTAGAGGCCATGCCTCTATAAACCTTATAGGTTCTTCCGTCTTGTCCTGTATAGTGAGTTCCTTCTGCTTCTGTAGAAGGAGCAAGCATAGAGCCGCTCATGACTGCTGTGGCTCCTAGAGCAAGCGCTTTTGCAATATCTCCAGAAGTTTTAAGTCCACCATCAGCAATGATTGGTTTATTAGGAAGTGTTCGTCTAATACTATGGATGGCATATGCTTGGGGAACGCCATGTCCGGTTACTGAGCGAGTTGTGCAGCGAGAACCGGGTCCAATCCCGACCTTAATTGCATCACACAATGGAGCCAAGAAGATAGCCCCTTCGGGTGTGGCTACATTCCCTCCAATAATAGTGATATGTGGCCTAAGGTGCTGTAATTGCTTAAGAACATATCCAGTTAGTTCAGAGTGTGCATGAGCTATATCTAAACATAGACCCCCTGCTCCTGCTTCTACTAACTTTTCGGCCCACTCTATTTCTTTTCCACCTACACCGATACTAGTGTAGATATATTCTCTAGGGACACCCCTATCAACTAGTTGTTGGACATCGGATAGTCTACGGTTCTCTTGCTCTGGAGGATAAAAACGATGGAGTATTCCTAATCCACCTGCTTTCCACATGGCGATAGCCATTCTTACACCAGTGACTGTATCCATATTAGCTGAAATCATAGGAAAATTAAGTTTTGTATCTCCTATAGCTGTTTCAGTTATGGCCTCTTTCCTGGTTGAAAGACAAGAATGTTGTGGAATAAGTAAAAGATCATCATATGTGAAGAGAGGATCTCTCCATAGAGTGCTCATTAAACTATCTCAATTGTTTCTTGTGGGTAAACCCAAGTGCCCATAATTCCGGGGCCTGAAAAATCATCTTGTTCGGCAACAAAATATTCATCATCTAAAGTTTCTTGGATTACGCTAAGCCATTCTTGTGGTGACTCGGGGAGTGTTTCGCGTTTGTATTGAACCAAGTAATTATCGCCTGATTCGCTTTCGAAATATGTTACATATGTATTCATTATTCTAATTTCCCTTTATACTTTATGGCATTTGTCGCAAAGTGTTTTAATCCATCCGCCTTGACGTCGTTTACCTGGTGAGCCACACTTTTCACAGATTTTGAGGCTAAAGCTTTCAGCAAATCCAATCATTCCTCTTATTTCTTCGTCTAAACAGACATCAAGATAAAAGTGAAGACCACCAAATTTTTCTTTGACTTGAACAACTTTGGGTTGATTTATAGGTGGCTTAACCCACTTGACTCTATGTTGTATATTTTTACAAAGAGTGTCGATAATATCGAACCAACCATCTTGACAATTAAATCCATAGCTAAGGATAAGACTATTTTCAAAAGTAAAGAATAGATCAGGATAATCACTAAGCAGTTGTTGCTCTAATTCTTTTTTCATAGTTCTATTTTTTTAATTATTTCAGCATCATGGAGTAAGTTATATACACCGTCTTCCCCTGGTACAGCTGAAAAGTCTGCGTCAACTCCATTTCTAAGACGTAATTCATAAACTGCAGCTCTGAATGAAAAAGAAGATTGGTCTATAAAACTTTTTGCATCTTCAGCCTTTTCCCAAACCCACCCTCCGGGGTAGCCCAAATATCTTCCAACTTTTTGAACAGTCGGTTCTCTTTCAAGAACTTCATCGTAATTCTTTTCGTGACCAATAGTAAAAGCTGTTTTGTTTTCATTTATCATTTAATGATCTCATCAATGACTTTGTACTCAAGAGCTTCTTTAGAAGTCATATACCAATCAGCCTTATTCTCAAAAATCTTTTTGAGTTTAGCTTTGGGGATTTTGGTTTTAGCTTTAACCATAGCTTCCATTTGTTTTTGTAGCTTTTGGCTTTGCTCGAGACTTTCTTCAATCTCTTTAATGGTTCCCCATTTTGCTGTAGAGACTTGATGGTACATGGGGGTAGAGTGTTTGTATGCAAATCTCTTATGCCCATGAATAAGTATCATGAACCCTCCAGACATAGCGACACCTGTGACAATAGTATGAACAGGAACTTTTGACTGTTCCATGACACTAATAAGACCAAAGGCTTGATAGACTGTACCACCATAAGAATCTATATAGAGTTCTATTGGTTGGGGTGTGTAATCAAGACCATATATTTTATATAACTTGATTAGATGTTTATCATTAGCATTTATATCAAGAATACTTTGAATTAATGGAGCTATTGAAGATTGGTCTATTTGTTTAGTTAAATAAAGTCGTCGTGCTTTTGGTTTTGGAAGGTCAGTCATTATTGTCTCCTGATTTTTTCGTTTCTATTCTTTCTGTAATAAATTCTACCTTGCCTGCCTTGACAGCATCTCTAATTCTTCTTTGTGTTTTATTCAAAGAGGACTGGCCTGTTTTAATATCCATAAAAACAATCTTTTCTATATCATTTCTATTGCCAGCTTTGAGGTCAGACATGCCATCATAAATAATATAATCTACTGGGTCACCAAGAAATCGCATATCTTTTGGATTAAAGTCATGTGAAGTAAGGAAAGGGGCTAGGTGTTCTACAGCTTGCCCTCGTAAGATGGACTTGGACTTCTTTAGTGCATCTGCTCTTATCTTGTGCTCTTCTTGTTTTTTCCAATCAGTCTTTTCTTTTTCAATATTGGCAAGAACATTCTTAATAATAGATATATGGTTATTCAAAGTCTCATTTTCATTCAGCAGATGCTGAATATTTTGAGACTTTATATCAAACTGTTTTTTATAACTATTTATAATGTGTTCTGCTTTATTGTTTGACCGTTGAGCATGAAAGAGTAGGTAGCCTAGGATTGAGAGTCCAAGCGCCATCAATACGATTGCAATTATCACTGTACGCCAGTAGAACCAAAGCCGCCATCTTGTCTACTTGTTTTAGTTAGGGCTTTTATTTCTGCTGGTTGTATAGACACATTCCTATAAGGAGTAACAATTAATTGTGCGATGCGGTCGCCATGCTTAAGCGTTACTTCATCTTGTCCTAGATTAACCAGGACGACGCCTACCTCGCCTCGATAACTAGAGTCCACAACGCCGGCCATAACGTCAATGCCTTGTTTGAGGGCGAGGCCAGAGCGCGGCGCAATTCTTCCATAGTTTCCAGCAGGTACTTCTACAATTAAACCAGTAGAAATAAGTCTTCGTTCTCCTGGTTTAAGAGTCCAGACTAATGTGTCTGTTTGATCTTGAGGAACTTCTGTTTTGTTTGGATGTGCAGCTCTTAAATCTAAGCCAGCTGCGTATTCGTCTCCTCTCTCGGGAAACTTGAGGCCACTTGCATGTGGCAATTGTGCAATTCTCATGTTTGTACTCTATAACTATCTTCATCAAAGTGTTGTGTGCTGAATTCCATAAGAACTAGGTCTTCAGTACTGTTTTCATTTTTAAGTCTATGCATTAGTCCAGGAGTGACAATTACTGAATCACCTGGTTTTAATCTTGTAATCTGTAAGCCAGAACCATCCTTTTTTGCTACTTCAAGAGTCATAGTTCCTGAAGAAACATAAATGTGTTCTGTTTTATTTACATGAAAATGCAAGGAGGTTTGACATAGGGGGAATATGTTTAATTGCTTTCCACAATATAGGTGGGAATTGGCTATCCATAATTCATAACCCCATCTTTTGGGAACATTTTTTGTTTTTTCAAAGCGCTGAACATATGAAGGGTCTGTTTTTTTATCTGTCATAACTACTTTAACCATAATATTCTAATTGTCTATCCTCTATTTCTTGTAAGGATGGGAGGAAACAGCCATTGTGTTCAATACTCAAAGAGGCTGCACTGATAGCATAATGAATAGCTTCTTCTAACTCTTTTCCTTGTTCTTTGGCTGCACAGAAGGCAGTGAAAAATGTGTCTCCTGCACCACATGTGTCGACAATTTTATTTGATTTAGGAACTAAGTAATCGATAGGCCTTAAGGTTCCTTTGCGTGCGAAAGGATTTAGAGCCCATGCATTAATGATTTCTACCTTGGAGGCACTTGTTGTAATTAAAAGATGGTCATTTTGCTGAGGTAATATATTCTCAGTTTCTGAGGCTTTTCTATAACTAACTACAGGGTAACCCAAAGTATTTTTCCTAGAAGAGTCTAAATAAATTCCTCGAACGGGAAGAGCATCTAGTCCCGAAAGTCGAAAAACCCAAGAGGGTAAAGATGGAGTTCTGTCGTCGTCCCATATATAAAGAACACTAGGGTCCCAAGACTTTACAAATCTTTCCAACGCATGATTTGCAATAACCTCATACGGATACTTTTCTACTGGTTCTGTATCTACAGTAAGAACAACTCTTTTGTATTTGTTATCAACAAAGCGTTGAATGTGAGAATGGCTAGTTAAGAATAGCTCTATCTCATAGTCAGGCAGAAACGATTGAAGAAGTGCTTGACAGTATGCGGCTCCACCCTTTTTTGTTACCATTCCTGTTGGTCTAAATTTTAATGCAGGGTCTTCGTTAGCAATACCTAGGATATCTCCTGTATGATAGGTGTCTTGTATCCCATCACCTATCACTAGAATGCGTTTTTTCGTAATACTCAATGCGCCTCCGTATAAACCAAATACATTTCTCTAAATCTTCTACGTATTTAGATGGGTCTTTATCTCCTGCTCTCCACATATATTTAAGGGCATTTCCTAAATGATACCCAAGCCCCAGGCCCTCGATTACATCTATGCATTCTAGTCCACCTTTTTTATAGTGGTCGGGATGATTGACTGGATCACTCATCATGGTCTCCATGATAAGGTGGCCAGAATTTTAGAGTCCAATCATGGAGAAAATTACCCCACTTTCGAGGAAGGAAAGGCATGAGTGGATGCGCAATACAATTATGTAGGATTTCTGCTAGCTTATCCCTTAACCAGTTCATTTTAATATTCCCAAAGATCTGTAATTGATTGTGTTTCTTGGCCAGGAAGAGTAAGGCCTTCTTCATTGCAATCTATATTTCCTAAATAATCCTGAAGAGAATACATTGCACAAGATAAATCCTCTAGAGATCCGTGTCCACAATGATTGGTAGCTACAATCATAGAGGCTACTCTAGAAACAGCCTCGTCAATAATCTTTTTCTGTTTTGTCGTCATATTAACTCCATCTTTTTCAGGAACTCACCCCGCTCTCTTTTGTTTTTAGGAAACCCCATCGTGTCCATTATTTTCTTAAGCCCCTCTATGTCATCCTCATATCTTATTTTAAAGGCCCTTGTAATCAACTGTATCTCATAACCACTTAAAGAAATAGAATTTAATTGGTAGTCTTCGAATGCTTGCATAGAAACAGGAAACAAATCTGAAAGAATAGTAAAGATAGCCTTAGCATATTCTTGAGTTTCTTCTTGAGCATGGGGATGCATTCTTTGTGAGAGGATAAGCATAAGGTCCCCAAGGTTAGCAGTCATATAGCCTTCAGTATATTGCCCCATGGGTAATACTGATCGCGCTTTTTCTCTACTAGCTCCTAATTCTAGAAGAGCTTCGTAGTGTTCTTGAGACTCTTCATAAGCAGCTTTCTGTAGGTCCTGCAAGCCCTCTTGGAGGCCTTGTTCTGGCTCTAGACCCAGGGCTATAGCTTTGGGGTGATCAGTTGTCACAGTGCCATCCAGACCCTTGTCTCCGACTTGTTTATTATGGTCGGATTGGCCTTTCCATTCCTGACATATCCACTTCTCATCTGGCATTACAGAGTATCTTCCACTTAGCATATTCCAGTGGACTCGATCATGACGTACCAGCTGGTTATGTACATAAATGGGAAGTCTTAAATGAAGCTGAACTTGACAGGAGGCGAATGGAGAGAAGTGTTTATGACGCATGAGGTATCTAATTAGCCCTTCGTCTTCTCTTTTACTCTTTGTTCCGTCACCATAGGAAACACGAGCACTCCTAACTATAGAAGAATCTGTCCCCATACTGTCAACAAGACGAACAAAGCCATCGTCTAGTATGTTAATTTTAATATTCCACCTCAATTATACGAGTATATTTAATTTTCATTGGTTTGTAACTTGGCCAATTTGTTTTAATATTACCAACATTTGAATGCCATCCTATTTCTTTGAGTTCATTTGCGGTTGCCCTGTAGGCCTTAAGAATGTCTTCTGTTGGCAAATAGGACGGACAGACATCGTCATTCCATTCGTCTTTGATTTCTTCTATAAACTTTGTTTGGTTTTTGTTAGTAAATACATAATATGTTTTGGTTACTTTTTGTTTCTTTTTCATTTATAATACAGGGACGGCGGATAAGTTGTTCGTCCTAAATCTGTGTTTAAATTTAATTTACCTAACATATTTTTCCCCATACTGTGTATAGCCTACAGATAAGATTAATCTAAAATTTCCATCAGAAACAGGGTGTGTGATTAACTTAAGAGTAGAGGGGTGAAGAGTTTTATCAGGATTTGCTTTTTCAAATGAATTCATGTGTTCTCTAAGGTCGAGAGATACTTCTGTCTCTCCAGACTCTAGGAGAATGTCAGCTATTGCTATTCGTTTCATATTTTACTTTGTTTTATATGAAGGGTTCATGAAAGCATCTGACGCTTTATTTTTAGAGTTAAATCCGATATACTTTATTTCGTCATCTCTGACAATAGTAGCAGTTTTAGTCTTTTGAAAACGAACAGTTGGTATTTCGTCATGAATGCCCACAACAGCACCTCGATCACTCTTACATGCATGAATGTAATTGGGGGCAGGGAAAGAAGCATTATGATCGCCCTGAGAAGTACCATCTTCAGTTATAAGTTTTCTTGCGATTACAATATCGCCTATTTTCCATTTACTTAATCTCATTTGTTTTCTCCATTAATAATTCATAATCTATATTATCGTCGCCAGTTTCTGGCCAGATGGGTTCTGTATGTTGGCAGTTAGTGCATATATGATTGAGAGGATAAAAGAAATTGGGCCACGCCCAACCCTCATCAAAATATTCATCATATTCTCTTTGAAACCAAACAAGAACAGGATAGCTTTGAGGCCAGTCTACATCAGATCGGGAGCGTTTTTTGTTCTCGCCGCCAACTTTATTCCAGCGGTCGATCCATTCCCTTTCAGTTCTTATAAGCTCCCAGTCCTCTTCACGAAATATATCATTCTTCGCCACTTGCAAATTCCTTCATTGTCGTAGTGTATTGGAAGTCAATTGAAGGCAGGTCCTGTATCTCTTGGATAGCCCTGGGCCAACAGTCAGGACATACTTTAAGAATATTATATCCACCGTAAGAACCTGTTTTTAATTGAAAGAGCATAGTGCCTTTTCTAGTGTAATGTTTTTTAACCTTGTTGTGGCCTGTAGTTTTCCACGTCCAATACCGGCTTTGACCCCAACGAGTGTATCCTTTTTTGTATTGTTTCTGTACTCTTTTTCTAATTGGTACTTTCTTGGTTATGATCTCTGTATTAACACAACCCTTTTCTACATAGTCACATTTATGAAGCTTATTATTCACCGTAAAGGTTTTAACACATAGTCTATTATTCGTTATGCTCATCTGTTAGTCCTTTCATCATTAATTCATAATCAAATTCTGTTACTTGAGTTGGCATCATTGCTAATTCTTTAATCAATCTAGGCCAACAAGCTGTGCATACAAGATGATGTTTATGCTTTATACTAAAGCATAAAAGCTTGGTTCCTTTAACTGTAGAATGGTAAGTTCTTTTTTCTTTCTTTGTGTTAGACCGTTTCCACCTTCCATTTGTACAGGTCCAATGACTACCAGTGGGAACTGTTCTTTGTTTTGTTACTGTATTACAACAACCCTCTCCAGCATAAAGACATTTCTTTTTCTGTGTTCCTGTTGCTATACGAAGTTGGATATACCAGTGTTTTGTAACTATTCGTTCCATTCTGGCCCTTTAATTATGACGGTTTTGCATTCATCTATTTCTTCAATAAAGTTACTCAAATGAATGCAATCTACCTCGCATTCAAACTTTGTATTTACTGTAAGTGTATTGTCAGACTTGTCGTATTCAATAATAAAACCACCCAGCTCGAGAATCTCTATATTCTCCCAGCTGCTTTTCTTTTGCTTACTCATTCCATTTCTCTACAACTATTCTTGGATCATTGAGTTCTTCTCTAAGGAGATTTTGAATCATAGATAATGTAGTTGTCTCTGAATAAGCACAGCCATTACAAGCTCCTTGGTATTGAATATAAACAACAAGATCTTCGTCTTTTGTTAATTCAATATCTTTTAATTCGCAAGAGCCTTGATGTGTTGCGAGAGCGGGGGCTATAGATGATTCTATATGACTGGCTATTTGAGACCAGAGGAGTCCTTTGTTCATAATTTTAATAAAGTTTCCATTACAGCTTCAAGGAAGTGTTCACCATTATTGGTGTAAATGAGATAGCCAAGACTAAGTTCTGCTGCCATCGCGGCGTCAACATCAGTCTGTTTGTCTCCAATGAGCACACAGTTTTTGGGTTTTAAGTTATGATCTTTCATACCCTGTAGAATCATGTTGGGAGAAGGTTTATAGTCAGGAGAGGCAGTGTCCCATGCGTGGTACCAGTTTTCTTTAGGTATATTAAGTCCAGAATGTATATAGATTTCATTAGCAAGGTGCTCTTCAAATTCTAAACATTCTGCTTTAGTATAAAGCCCACGCCCAACACCACTTTGATTGGTCACTACTATTGGTCGAATTTTATTTTGATAATACTTTAATAAAGTACAGGCCTCAAAAACACCATCGGGAATGTAAAGATCCTCGACAAGGTGAGGGTAATGTGTATTCACATTAAGAACCCCATCCCTGTCGAGGAATAGACCATGAAGCTTAGACATTATTCTCTATACTTACGCATTATTAGGGAGAATTGCTCAAGCTCTGAATCTTGTATCCACTTCTTTTGGTCCTGATTGAAGAGTTCTGCAGCTTCTTCAACCGTATCTACGTTCATTCTTTCCATGAGTGTTTCTTTAAACGGCCATGTTAATTGATAGAATTTTACTACATCCCAAACAGTGTCAGCTGCAATTGACTCAAGAGACATTATATTTGTATCTTTTGGATTCATGTATTTTGTCATATCGTATGGAGTCCCATCTTTCTTGTAACAAACATCTTTGAATTGACAGTAAGAACATTGGAAGTGTCCCTTTTCTGGTCGTTGAACCTTTCGGCCACCATTGACCTTTCTATCCCAATACTTTTCCCAAGCAGATCCAAGTGTTTTGCCTAACTCATTGTTATCGTTAAGCTCATTCATTTGATCATCATCAAAGATGAGTTCAAAGTCTCTTGGAGGGAGATAGTTTTCGTGAATATATTCAGCCAATTCTGTATATCGATCAAGAACATGAGATATACGATAGGGTGTTCTCATGTCGTCGACCTTGATTCCGAAGTCGCCATCATCTAATTCATGAATTGAGATTTTAAACTCTCTTCTTTGGAGCTTCCCTCTTAAAATATAGAGAAGTTGAAAGTATGGAATTTGATCTCGATAATACCAGGCATAAAGTGCTGTTTGAAGCAAGTGCTCTAGCTTTGGCTCTCCATATTTGGGATGGATAATTTTCTTTTCGGCCATATAGCCATGAGTAGATTTAATTTCAATCCCAACCAACGTGGAGCCATCTCGAAAGACAGCGTCAACTTCACCAGCCAAGAATAGATCATGTTTAACAGGGATCTTAAAACGTTTGTGACCTGAGTGGAGGATACCTCCACGTCTTGCTACTTGGATAATCATGCTTTCAAAAGTATTACCTGCTTTAAAAATCCATTCTGATCTTGGAGTATGATGTGAAACAACAATGTTTAAGGGTTCACCATGAACATCTAGACTTGCTTTCTTTGCATGAATATCTTTTGGTTTATTATTTTGATCTATAGCAGTTTTAAAACGAAGCCAACCCTTACGAACACACCCGCCAGCGGCTTTGTTTGTCGTAGGATCTATCAAACTTGCCTCACTTGGGTAAAGGTTAATAGTTCTGCATTCTTTTAGTGGATCAACTTCTGTAATTGCTTTGTCTAGTGCTTCCCATGCTTTCATTATAGTTCCAGGTCACTATCATCTATTACTGTAGTCTCTTTTTCTTGTCTTTTTGTTTTCCACTCCTCTTCAAGAGCAAGCTGAACTTTTGTAATTGTATTATTCAGTTCTTCTTCTGTGGTAAATTCTTTGTCGATAAGAATCTTCTGCATGCCCTGGGCATTAGTTAAGATCATGAGCATATCTCGAGCCATACTTTGAAAGGCACTTTGTAGCTCTTCGATTGCAAGGTAATTGCCATTTGTCATGTGTGCAATTTGTTCTAAAGAAAGGCCTCCGCCATTATTGGCTTTGGCCATTAACTCTTCTAGTTTTTCTTGTGGTGTCATTTAATCCTTTGCTACAGCACTATGTGTTTTGTATGCTTTTTGTATTCCACGGTAATATACTCGACTCTTGTTGTAGTCTGTATTTCCATCTTTATCTTGATAAACTACGGCGTACCCATTTACTTGAGCCTTATAGCCTAAATTAGGAGAAGTCTGGTATCCATGAAGTCCCGAAAGACATCCTTGTTCCATAAGAAGCATGCCTTCATAAATATACTTAGCACAGTGGTGGGTATTTTGAGTAACAAAGACCACTCCATTTCTTCTTGCAACTAATGTGCCATTAGGGACGGAGACACAGAACACTTTTCCGCTATAAGGCTTCACTTCTGTTTTCGTTACTTGTCGTACGTTTTGGTAACTAAGATGGATAACAAAAACACCATCGTCTCTTATGGAAGCCTTAGTTCTATATCCAGCTAGGGTTGCTAGATATTGAAATTGATCTTTAAGTTCTGGGTTTTTGGTGTAATAAGCTCTCCAAGATTCTGAGCCACACTTACTACCATCTCCTTTACATAGCTCTTCTATCAGAAGCTTCCTTTGCCGAAGAGAAAGCTGACCAAGAAGAGACTGTTTAAATACTTTGTCTTTGGTTAAGAATTTCATAAGACGTGGAGTATCTTTTACTCCAAGTCCAAAACGATATGCATCGTAATTTCGATGCTGATTGTGTTTGACAGAGTTGGCAACATATCTCTGGCTTTTTGAATAGGAGAAGTTTTCTTTTTGAAGAAGCTCTTCTAAATAAGTTACATATTCGTTTTTGTCTTGTGATTGAGAAATCCTAATATAGGCATTAGTTTGATCTTTATTTGTCCAAGTAATGTGTCCTTCAGTAACTACCCAAGCAAGAAGCCTAAGGAGATTATCGGAGATACCAGCATCCTTTGTTGAGGTTTCCTCTCCTGCTGCAGGGATATAGAACTTTTTATTAAAAAAGTTTTTTGCCTTCTTCTTCTGCCAATTACAGGCATTGGTCGATCGTCCGACCATACCATGGTCTTCTGTAACGGCAATCTCTAGTCCATCTTTGTTTGTAAAATGAATTAACTTATCATAGTCATTATATTTGTATATGGCTTTGATATGATTAAATTCTAATTCTTCTGTGTCTAAATTGAATGTAACGGCTTGATGTTTTTCATCAATGCTATCAATAGATTGCCACCCTTCTTTTGTCAAGAGTTCTGTTTCTGCATCAAAGCAATGACCCAATACGATTGCGTCGTAGTCTAAGTGACCACCCTCTAACTGCTTATGGACATACTCTACTGTTCTCCCTGGCCCTTTTCTAAAAGGATGAGGGTGAGCAAAGAGGGTTTTCCCAATCAAGCATCCCCAAGGTAGGTGTGGGTCGTGATAAACATTCGGGAAGTCAAGGCTTTCGCCAGCTAATCCATTTTTGTCAATGAGTATACCATTCGCGAGCATTGCTGTCACATTGGTTGCGAAAAACCCCTTGGTTTCTAATGGTAGTTGACTACGCATGATTCTAGACAATCTATTCTCATGATTACCTCTGGTTAGAAAAACCTTTGGGAACATACTTGAAAGTCTAGCGACCATCTCGAGCCCTATTTTATACTCATCCATAAGAGGAATGTGCTTATGTTTGGTATAACTAGAGACTCCATACATATCGAGGAAGTCTCCATTAACAACAACAGCATCGGCGTCGCCATGTTCTTCTAAAATTTCTTCCACTAATTCAGCTCGATGAAAAGGAATATGCCAATCAGACATAGAAAGGATTTTAACCTCTCCATCAACCAAGCCTCTTGGTTCTAGTTTTGCACTTTTTGTGACCTCTTCGTTAAAGAATTTCTTTAACTTTTCCCAATTTTCTTTTGTCCTTTCTTCTTCTGTAGGAAGCTTAATAGTAGGGAGACTTTTAGGAACACACTCTTGTAGTTTTGTTCGAAGCACTTTGATTCTTTTATATCTAGAATACACAGCCTTGTAAGTTCGGCTGGGTAAAGAGACGAGAACATCATCCATCCCCAGGGGTTTACTCCCTGGGTCTGGCTCATAATGAGACAGAAGGATATTGTCTTCTTCAATAGTCCAGGGCTTGGTCGTCATTTTACTCCTCTTATACGCTCTGCTATTAGTTTGATTGGCGTTTGCTGTATATCTTCAGCTGTAAATTCTATCCTAACAATTTTATCTTTAGGAGAATTACTTACCGCCTTTTTGTATTGTTTAAAAACTTTTCCTGGGAAGACAACTACTTCGGCTTGGCCGGTAGCATCTTCCACAGTGAGGAATGCCATGCGAGTACCTTTCTTTGTGGTTATCTCTTTGGCTTGTAAGATTACACCATTCAAAAACCCTCTTTGTCTTGTCCTACAAACATCTAAGATAAGAGATGTATTGTTGGTTGCAGTAACAAAATCAGTTGGATGAATTGAAAGGTAATACCCCAAGACTTCTTTTTCCTTTTGAAGAAGATCGAAAGTAATCTCACGTCTTTCTTCTGCTGGAATCGTAGGCTTCTCAGGAAGTTCAGGTTTCTTAAGGATTCTGGGCTTATTAACTTTCTCTCCTGCTTCTCTAAGAGCAAGAGCTATTTTGATTTCCTTTTCTCTTTCTTTGTAGCGTAGTATCTTTTCGCCATACTTTTCTAAATCTCTAAAGTATTGAGTAATCTTTTTAAAATGATCCAGAATAGTTTGTCGCCCTAACCCTAAACAATCGAGGGCGCCAGCATGAGTTAATGCTTCAACTTTTGCTGAGTTAATCTTTGTAAGGTTTACTCTACTTAATAAGTCTGAGATATCTTTGAATGGTTGAGAGCCTCTTGCTTTTAATAAAGCTGTGACGGCGCCTCTACCCATCCCCTTGATTGCTTCAAGGCCAAAGACAATGGTGTCGTCTTCAATAGAGAAGTGCCTTAAAGATTTATTAACGTTAGGTCCTTCTACCTTAATACCCAAAATCTTACACTCAGAGATATATTTTGTAATCTTATTAATATCAGATTCTTCTGATAATAATGCAGTCATAAACTCGACAGGATAATACTTTTTGAGCCATGCTTCCTGGTATCCAAGAATAGAATAGGTAAGACTGTGGGATTTGTTAAAGCCATAAAGACTATAACCTTGAATAAGCTTCCATAAAGTTTCTGCTTCTTCTTCGGTAGCATTTACTTTTTCAATAGCACCAGGAACAAATCTTTTCTTTAGCTTATTCATCTCTTCGGGTTTTTTCTTTCCCATTGCTCGGCGTGCAAGGTCAGCCTCGGCAAGAGAGAAGCCAGCAATTTCTACAAGAAGCCTCATAACAGACTCTTGATAAATAAAGAGACCATAGGTTTCAGGCAACAGGTTCCAAAGTAGTTCAGACATTCGGTCAGAGCCGTATTTCCCCCACTTCTTAAGCCCCTCTAGGCCGTGTTCTTTAGCCAGGACATATCCATCCAAGAGCCCAGCATCTAAAGGTCCTGGGCGTCCTATAGCGTTAACAACAGAGATATCGTTAAGGCATGTTGGCTGTACTCTAACAGTAATGTTTCGAAGTGAGTCTTCTAATTGGAAGACACCAGCTAATCTTCCTTCTCTCATTAACGCAAAGACATTATCATCATGGTAATCAATAGCGTCTAAATCAATAGTTACATTATGATACTTTTCAACAAGATCTAAAGTTCTGCTTACAACATCAAGATTTTGAATACCAAGAATATCAAACTTAACGAAACCCATTTCTTCAACATCATGCATATCCATTTGGGTAACCATGATTGGTTTCTTTGTCTTAGCATCTTTCTTTTGATAAACAGGCATATACTTTCCCAGGTCATCGTTATAAACGATGTAACCAGAAGCATGAACGCCTGCTCTTGAAGTCATCCCTTCTATTTTTTCTGCAACTGATAAGATTTTTGGATGTTCTAGTAATTCAGGAGAAGCCTCGATAGCCTCTTCTAGTGTCGGAGAAACACCTCTATGATCTTCAGGAACTAGCTTAGATAACTTCTTTCCGTATTCAATACTGTGTCCTTGAACACGAGCTAAGGCCCACATAAGTCCTCGTGCTTTAAACTTTTGATATGTACCCAGATGGGCACACCCCTTCTCTCCATAGGTTTCTTTGAGATAGTCAAACACTAAATGTCTTTTAGAGGTAGGGAAGTCAAGGTCAACATCAACCATGGCGTCAGTTCTTGCTGCGTTAAGGAAACGTTCAAAATAAAGATCATGCTTAATAGGATCGGCTTCTTTAGAAGTAATACCCAAGGCCCAATTAAGTAAAGAGCCCGCCGCTGATCCTCTTCCAGGCCCAATAGCTATTCCTTTTTTTCTAATAGCATCTACAAGGTCTTTGACAATGAGGAAATAATTGGAGTAACCCATCCTGTGGATAACTTCAAGCTCATAGTTTAGGCGCGCTTTGTATTTTTCTGGAACTTTATTTACAGACCCAAATCGATTAACTAACCCCCACTTACCTAATTTAGTTAGGTCTGTAAGAGAATCTACTTTGATATTGAGTGGTTCGGGCATTTTAGAACCAACACCACAATCTGTGAAGTATTTTCCAGTACACATGTCTGCAATGTGTTGTGTATTTGTCATTAAGTCAAGTGGCCATTGATTTGTTTCACAAATCTCACGAACCTCTTCGGGAGGAAGAACATAATGATGACGTTGATCAAACGAAAATCTACCCTCTGTATGAATGGTAGAACCTACGTTCAAAGCAAGCATCTGTTCATGAGGAGAATCATTAGTGATTCCATCTGATTTTTTCAAATAATGACAATCAGCTGACAAAATAGGAGGAATATTATATTTACTAGAGACTTCTAGGAGGAAATTATTTAAAGCAACTTGTTCTGGTTCAGTGGGATGATGCTGAATCTCTAAAAAGAATCTATCTTTGAATAGATCTGCATAGTACATGATAAGCTTTTCTGCAGCTGCAGAAGAACTACGTCTATATAGTTGTGCAATTCGCCCACCAAGACATGTACTAGTTGCAATCAAACCTTCACTGTATTGCTCTAATAGTTTATCGTCAAGTCTTCCCTTGTAATAATAACCATCCCTATTTCCTGTAGAGACAAGCTGACATAAGTTTTTGTAGCCTACTTCATTTTGAGCCAAAAGGAGTAAATGATAATACTTTTGATCTAAATCATCTACTTGTTTAAGAAGTCTGTCTTTAGAAGTATAAGACTCTAAACCAATAAGAGGTTTAACATTTGCTTTTGTACACTCTTTATAGAAGTCTAGGGCACCACTGAGAGTTCCATGATCAGTCATAGAAACAGCATTCATTCCCATTTCTTTAACAGCTTGAGGAAGTTGTTTCACACGAATGATGCCATCCAAAAGCGAATGCTCAGTATGCATATGAAGATGTACAAAGTTAGGTGTATTCATTAAAAAGTATCTTCTTTTGTTGGTGGCTTGGCAAAAATTAAGACACCCGGACGTATTTCTTTAATAAAACCTAGCTCAGGGGGCATCAAAGTTTCTTCAAGTATTTCTTGAAGAGGATATAAGCTTTCGATTTTAAGTCCATAGATTCCTAAGCAAAGCAAAGCTACAAGCTTGGGAGTTCCTTTAATTACGTGACTATGTGAAATAGGGAATCTGGAATACCTAACTCCTGTACTAAGACTAATATGATCTCTCCACCTACCATAACCTGACTTAAATAATTCTCTCAACCTTAGTTGTTGTTGACTTTTAGACTGAATAGGCATAGAAATATTTGTATTACCTAAATGAAGGTGATTGAGCTGGATATTCAGAGTTGGATTATTTCCAATCCATTTTGTTTGTAAAATTAAACTATTAAGATTTGTAGATTTTTTAATAACAGTAAGGACAAGATTGCTTGCAATCTCCCATTTTTTATGCTCAACAGCTTGTTCAATTTGATTTACAATATTTTCCATTGGTGAGTCAAGGCCTTTGTTTTGTCTTTTGATGTTAGTGAATCTAAGTCTATGAGAGAAAAACTCATTTCATAGTATTCCATTGGTTCTCTAAGGTATTGTAGTGAGGAAATCTCAAACTCATCTACTATTAATTTCAATAGAATATATTCGCAAAGTTGTTTCATAGCAGGGGACTTCGGGCCGAGTACTCCTCCTGCCCAGTATTTTAATTCTTTTTTAGACCAATTGTCTTTTTCTATTAATTCAATAGAAAAAATAGAATATGGATGTCCAAGAACTACATTGGCAGGACGAGTGTGGATGGGGAGATCTACAGTACAATATTCTTGATATTTGTCTTTGTTCCAACTCCAAGCATATTTGCTTGTTTGAGATTTGAATGGATGCCAGTTTTGTCCTTCTTTGACATAACCAACAGCAACCATAGCGTCAATTGTTATCTTTGAAAGGAAGTCAAGCCTTCTTTTATTTGAAGCCTTGCTATAAAGAATCAGAGCTTGTTCGTCTGCACTTATTACTTTCTTTTTCTTTGGCATAATCTATCCTATATATTTCCATTGAAGTGCTGTTTGTTTAGATTGTGGCTCTTCTAATTCTTTATAGCCACCAATAAGATATGAGTCTTTATAAAATAATTCAATATCTTTCATCCAAGAGTAATCCTCTTGTCCATGTGTTTGCAAGAACTCCATTATGAATGATCGATGCAAATATTTATGTCGCCCAGTAGCTCCCAAGTAAAAATGATTATCATTAGAATTAAAGAAGATCTTTCCTTGAAAAGGTCCTATTGAAGCGACAGGCTGACCCTCATAAAGCTGTGTGGAACCAGGCGTATTTGCTTGTAGATACTTTGGCATATCAATAATATTTGTTTTATGTTTTATTTTTACAAAAAAGGTCTTTCCCAGAAAGATAGTTTTAAATAAGGCTGTTGGATTTGAGTCAGCTTTTTGCCACCAAAGGTTATTGTTTTGTATATAGTCATCCCATAGAGTGGGTGTTGTATCAAACTTTGTAAGTTTGGCTAACTCATTCTCTAAGTATTTTTCTCTTTTATGGTTGGGAAGTTTTGAATACCATTGTTGTGTAGTCTTAATTTCTTCTAGTGTCATCTATAATCCTGTGAATGTTCTAAAAAATAATCATATTTCGTAGCAAATGCTGAATATGAATCTGGATGTTCTAAAACTTGTAAAAAGATTTCATTATCAATCCAATGAAACCACCACTGGGGTTTGTCTTTTATAGTAATCATTGATTGAGAAAGAAAACAAGATTTTGTGTACAACCCTACTTGATTTGTTTCATAAAACTTCCAGATTTCTTTTAGAATATATTCTGGAGTTGTATGTTGAATTAGACAATTATAAATTTGTGGATCAAGAGTAATATTTATATCTGGATTTGTATTTTGTCTAATCTTTAAAAGAAATTGATATTCACTATAAATATATTCAACCATTTCTTTAGAGATATTTTCTTCAGAACAAAAAGCTTTTAATGAGCCAAGAGGTCTAATTATTAAAGCAGTTGTTTGCCACGCGCTATCGTAATAACCCCAGACTAAATCGCCTGGGGTTACTTTTGAGAGTGTTACTTTTGGTGATCTTTTCAGATAAGGCCTTATCTTTTGATTGAACTTATCTTCAATTGGGCTACTCCAGGCCATCCATAATCTCCTCGTCCTCCTCTTGGGGATAGAGAGCATCTATGACAGCTGTTTTCAATTGAGTTTGTATTTCAGGATTTTCCTTTAAGAAGTTAATGGAATTAGTTTTCCCTTGACCTAATTTAACGTTCTCCGCTTCTAGATAAAAGTAAGGACCTGCTTTTCTAATAATTTTATGCAAGACACCAATATCAATAAGTTCTCCAACTTGATCTATGCCAACGCCAAAGCGAATGTCAAACTGTGCTTGCTTGTATGGTGGTGCCATTTTGTTTTTAATAATTTCTACCTTAGTCCTGTTATGAGTCGCTTCTCCCTGGGTTTTCTCTGTCTTTGTTCGACTGACTTTCATTCGAACTGAACAGTAGTATTTCAATGCATTTCCTCCTGCCCCAACATGAGGAGAGCCGAAGAAGACTCCTATCTTGCTTCTGTATTGATTAATCCAAAGAACGGTTACGTTGTTTTTATGAGCAAGTGGTGTAAGCTTTCGACAAGCTTTACTCATGAGTCTTGCTTGTAGCCCCATTTGCTGTTCATCCATCCCGCCTTCCAGTTCTGCCTTCGGTACAAGGGCGGCGACAGAGTCTACAACAACAAGATCAATCAATTGAGAACGAACTAACTCATCAACTATATTCAGTGCTTCTTCTCCAGTATTGGGCTGAGAGATTAACATGTTGTCCATATCTACCCCAAGAGCTGCAGCATAGTTGGGGTCAAGAGCATGCTCTGCGTCAACGAAAGCGACTGTTGCTCCTAATTTTTGAGCTTCAGCAATCATATGTAACGCCATTGTGGTTTTGCCACTACTCTCCATCCCCAGAAGTTCAACAAATCTTCCTTGGGGAACTCCTCCAATACCTAATGCATGGTCTAAAGATAGTGAAGTAGTACTGATTGCGGGCCAGGCGGAAACTCTTTCTTCTGTTTGTCTGAAAATAGTTCCCTTGCCCATAGACTTTGTTAGTCTAGCTAAGAGGGCATCAATTTGAGTTGGGTCTTTTTTCTTGTAGGTATTCTGTTGTTCCAATTTTATCCTTCTAGAATTCTTTTTTTAATATCAGAGCCATGTATTGTGACTGGATTTTTAATCCAATTAATTTCTCCACCATAACTTTTGATAACTTTTTTCTCAGGAATTTGTTTATATTTATATTCTGAGCCTTTATAGATATAACCTGGCTGAACTACTCTAAGTAATTTGCAGGGATTAGTCTCTTCCATTTTAAAGAAAATAATTTTATCAATATCTGAAAACAAAGTATTCCTAGAAGTAAGTCCCTGAAGACAAGATATTAATGTATCAACTCTTTCATCCCACTTGTAAAGTGGTTTTGTTCCTCGAACTTTTCTGAAAGACTCGTCGTCATTGACAGCTATCAGTAGGGTATGTCCAAATGTATATTTGGCATTTCTCAATTCTGTTATTTTAAAAGTAAGAGACATCATGTTCGCTTGAGCTAAGACTTCACAAAAGAATGTTGCATACCCCATATGAGGTAATTCAAAACATCCATTTACAAAACTAATTTCAGTTGAGCCAAGCTCTAAGATTAGTTCAGTCTCGTCTTTAATTTTAAGAATTTTTACTGGAGGAATCATGTTTTCTTTTTTCTTGATTTTCTCTGATAAGCCTTGTTTATAATATTTTCTCTAACTATTTCGAGATCTACTTCTTTGTTATCATTAATAACAGAAAGAAGCTCTTCGAGAGAAAGCTCCCAGTCCCCATACAATATTCGATAATCATCGTCAAATAACAGACGACTTGCAGTAGAGAAAGCTAATGCTTCTTTGGGCTTAAGGCGCTTTCTGACAACATATTTATTGTAGTCAAAAACGGCTGAGGTGAAAACGGCTCTTAGTATTTGTTTGCCCATCTCTGAATATTCATCTTGAGACATTAATTACACTTAGTGTAGCCGCAAGAAGTACATGTCAAACAGCCTTCTTGGTAAGTCAGGCCTTCGTTATTACATTCGCCACAGATTCTATCTCTGTCTGTTCCGTCTGGAATATGAGTTTTGAGAACACGTCCTAATACTTTATTAAAACTGAGAAGATCTCCGTTGGGATCTTTCTGTAATTGTTCACAGATGTAATGGATAGGTACACCATGTCTTAAATTCATGCTGACAAGACGACTCATTGTTCCATAGTCATCGTTTTCAAACCACTTAACAATGTTCTTTATCTTTGTTGTCCCGCCGTTCTCCCCATACTCTAAATCATATCTTGAGTTAATTGTTTTTCTTGGATATTTAAAGATTGTTCCAGTTGTAAATTTAGTGGCAATATCAATATTTTCTGCAGGTCCGGCAAATACTTCATAAGGTTTATCGTCTAATAGACCAAGTAAGATTGTCCACTTCTCGCCCTTCACAGATCTATGATGGATTTCACAAGGAAGTTCTTGTGGTCGTTTAGGAGCTGTTGTTTCTGTAATCAAGTCTTTGGTTGATTGAATATCTTTCGATACCAGAACACCTGCTCGAGACCCCTCTACATAAACGGTAACTCCCTTGAGGCCTTCCTTCCAGGCTTTCATATAAAGCTCTTTAACGACGTCTACAGGTGTTCCTTTGGGTAGATTGATGGTCGAGCTAATGCTGTGATCAATATGCCGCTGTATGGCTGCCTGTACGTCAATACGAGCACTCCAATCTATTTGATCAGAGGTAACGAAAAACTTTGAAGAAGTAGTTTTCTTTGTTAGTTTTCTATATTCATTATAGGCATGATGGAAGACAGTAAACTCTTTCCACTTCTCTCCATCTTTGTCGATAAAATCTGAACTATTTTCTAGTTCGTCATGAGATAATTTCTTTCTACGTGTGTACTCTAATCTGTAGATAGGCTCTATTCCTGATGAACATTGAGCTAAGATAGAACATGATCCTGTTGGAGCATTTGTTAAGATAGATATGTTTCGGCGTCCATGAGCTTCCATCTTTTCAACAAGCCCCAAAGGAAAAGGATCAAAGAACTTACAGTCTTCTTCTACGCCTGGTTTCCAAACGGGAAATGCTCCTCTTTCTTGTGCAAGACTTGCTGATTCTTTGTAAGCTTCTAACTTAAATATTTCATAAAGATTCTCTATATGATAAAGACTATTTGTTGACCCATATTCAAGGTTAAGCATAGCTAGTGCATCTGCAAGGCCTGTTGTTCCTAAGCCAGTGCGGCGTCCTTTTTCACAAGAATTTCTGAGTTGTTGCCATAAAACTTTTTCATCTTCTGTATCTGCAGATTGATAAATCAATTCAAGTTTTTCAAGCTCAAGATCTACTAGATCATCACAAAGACGCATAGCAATGCGAACTGTGTTTTTAAAATCATCTATATTAAAATTAGCCTGTGAAGTATAGGGATTCTGGACAAAAGAAGTTAGATTTATAGTGATCAAACGGCAACTATCATAAGCAGACAAGGGGACCTCGCCGCAAGGGTTGGTTGTTAATGTTTCAAATCCTTTATAACAGTGAGCTGGAAGATGATTGATGATGTTATCCCACATCATTAGTCCAGGCTCTGCTGTAGTCGTGGCAGTTGTTGTGATTAAACTCCATAGCTCTTTTGCTTTTACTATTCTTGTAATGCTTGGGTTTTTACTATCCACAGGCCAACGTAAAGTAAAGTCAGTGTCGGCTTCTACTGCCTCCATAAAATCATCTCTGATTCTAATGCTAATATTAGCGCCAGTAACTTTAGTTAGATCCTTTTTCATGGTAATAAACTTCTCTATATCTGGATGTCGTACATCTATAGAGATCATACCAGCACCTCGCCGGCCTTTTTGTCCAATCTTTCTTAGCGTATAGCTGTAAAGATCAGCAAAGCTCCAAGCTCCAGTAGTCGTCTGTGCTGCATTGTTAACAACAGTCCCGTCTGGTCGTAGCTGACTAATGTCTACACCAATTCCACATCGTCTTTTGCTTAGGTTCGCAATATCTCGTGCACCTTCAAAGATTGCAGAGATATTATCTTTAGGACTATCAATCACAACACAATTACTCAAAGACACAGGTCTTGGATTTCCAATCCCATACATGGGAGAACCTTGAGGAATAATCTTAGAAAATCTTTCAAGTTGTGAAAGAATCTCTTCTTCTGAAAGAGGACTAGGGTAATTACTTTCAATTCGTGCAAATTCTTTAGCCAAACGCCGATGCATGTCTGTTGGAGAGACCTCTAATAGTTCACCATTAAGGTTTCTGAGTAGATATTTTTTAACAACAGTATCTGCAGCTAAAAAATCATTATTAAAGTATTCTAAGCAAGCCTGCTTGGCTTGCTCTTCTGTATAGGTCATCTCGAGCCTGTATAGAGACTTATTGCGAGGTTAAGTAATCGAGGTTATGTTGTAGAGCTTCTTCTGAATATCCAGAGTGGTAATACTCTACAATTCCTTCCTTATTAATATAGTAAAAGGTGGGCCAGGATGAAAGAGGATATGGTCCTCCGCTTGACTGAAGCAATGCTCTTGATCCGCCCAATGTATTTATAGTTGTTAGGCCAAATGTGTCTGACCAATCATTAAGATCTTTTAAGTCTAACTCTTGACTGTAATAATCCTCAAGTAAGACAATAATGTATTTAACATTCTTGTCAGAATAATTATTTTGAAGATCCTGGGCTGCAGCTGCTGCACTTTGACAAGGTCCGCACCACATTGCAGAGAAATCTAATAGAATATAAGATCCTGAATAATCGGAAAGAGTAATATCTGTTCCCATCTGATTTGTCAAGGTGAAGTCACAAAGTTTTGTACCCATTTGAACATAACAATTTTCTTCTATTATTTCAGTTAGGTTGTTTTCTTTAACCACCCCGGTATCTTCTACTTCAGATTCTGTAAAGTCTACAATGATAGGAGTCTCCGGTGATCCTCCGAGCCAACCGTCTTCTTCTGCTGCTGTATCGAAAATGTCTTGAGTACAGCTCAATAGTAATAGAAAAGTTGTTGGCATTTATTCTCCTTGGGGTGCTTATTATACTGTATGCTGAACTTCTAGTAAAGCTTTATACAAAGCTGTAAGAATAGAAATTTCTAATGTATCTTCTTTTTCTTTCATCATATGGGTATATGGGATGTAAGTGGTTTGACTATAGGAGCACCCATTAGTCTCTCACAATCTGACTAAGGTCTATATCTATCAATTCTTGAAGAGGTTGAAGTATCCAATTATCTAAATTATTCATAATGAGCTTGTAATATTTTTCTTTTGCTGCCTCTTGAAGAGCTTTGCAATAAAAAGATGTTTTCAATGCAAGACTTTCTTCAAGATTTCTCCACACAACATCTTCAGGCGCACGCCAGCGATTCTTTCCTCCATAGATAAGAGAGCTTACTTTACATAAATAAGCAGGTTTTCTAGAGGAAGAGATAATAAGAACTCTCTTTAAAGAGAGTTCTTTTTCTTCAAAGAAAAAATAGTATTTAACTCGTGATGGTGGCGGCCATGAGTAAGTAACAGACATATTGAACAAAATCAGTATGTTTCTTTCTTCATTTCAATATTGATTGACCACATAATCATTTCTAAGCTTTTCCTTTGCTCAACAAGACCTTGGACAATATCTTTCCAGAAGCGAAGCTTCATTCCAGCATTAGCTTTAGCAGAGTTAAGATCTTTCATTGAGCTTTCTGCTAGAGACTCAAGTGTTTTCTGTGATGGAAGTCGTTTACCATCAACCTTATATTTGTCTACTTGCTTTTCAAAAGCACTGAGGTACTGGTCGTGAGAACCATGACTAATACCATCAAAGACTAATTGAGCATTAGCTTTATAGAAAGATGCAATATTGATGAGCCGAACAAGAGCGGCAGAAGTCCGGCGCACTTCTTCAATGTTCGGGTCTTTTCCTATGTTAATAGTAAATTCTTGTCTCCACTGATCGGGAGTCTTCCCATCAACAAGATAGTGAGTCCCAATAAGAGTAGAGAATTCTTTAAGTTTTTCTTTCCCTTTTTTAAGGGTTTCAAGTGTTTCTTTCATAGTTTTGTTTCCCACCGCTGTATATGCTTTTTAGTATTATTTAATAGAATTTCCAAAATCTCTAAGTGTTCGGGATTATCTGTCATCCATGCTGTATAGAGTTCTTCTTCTAGCCATGCTTTAAATCTATATAGATATGGATAATGAGATAGATATGTTCGAAGAAGAAGCTTGTCGATAGAATCTGTTATGGCAAGACCTCTGCCGATAGTCTCGAAGAACCATCCTTCTTGTGATTTGTTAATAGAAATACAATGGTTTCCAAATGTACGAAAAGTTAAAACCCAAGTGTTTTTAACTTTCTCTAGCTTCATTTTATATGGTGGTGGCAAACCCACCTCAATCCTCTGCTTCAACAAGCATTGTTTCTAAAACCTCTATAAGTTCATTGTTTTTTGTTGGGGTTATTAACTGAATATAAAGTTTATCTTTTATCCAATTTTTAAATTCCTCTCGACGTACAGGCTCGGGGGGAATTGTTAATGGTCGTGCGTAGCTAAGTATGTCTGGATTGTGTTGCCAATACCAAGTACCATTGCTTTTATGAAAGAAGTGTATATGCCAACCCCAACATTTGTAAGTAAGTCTCCAGGAGAATCCAGGTCTTAAATCAATCTTGGATAAAACTATATTGGAAGGACTTCCCCAGTTTATCACCTATTCTTCTCCTTCTTCTAGAATATATTGTACAAATTTACTCTTCTTGTCGGTAAGAAGAGCTTTGTATACAATTTCTTGCTCTAATTTAGGATAGAACTGACGAATAAATTTAAACAATTCAATAAGGTTGGGCTCTATATTTTTGAATTTGTCCACGCGTTCTCTTTTCAATAACAAAGGGGCGGAGATTTCTCCCCGCCCCTTGTTTTGAGAGTTACTCTATGTTTACCAGGGATCGCTACCAAGACCTGCATCTGCCGGTTGAGGGGTAGACTTAGTCTGGGCAGACGAACCACCAGTATAAGCATCGACAATGGCCTTGAGCACTGGATGAGTACTCTTCTCCTCGCCGGTAGAACGGAACATGATACGCGGGTAATACTGCGTCTCACCATTCTTTTCTACTCTGTCGGAAGGGGCCTTCGCCCAGATGCCGTTCTGACCAGAGAACACAGAGAATCCCTTGACGGTCATCTCTCCGTTAAACTCTACATCGGCAAAAGCCTTGAGGGCACCGTTACCGGTGCGCGGCCAGAACTTTACATTGGTTACTTTCAAATCACTCATTTTTTCTCCTGTTTTCTACATGTTGTTTTATTTTGTCTTCAGATAATCCGAAGAACTCTTTAAGAGTCATCTCAATTAGAATCGGTATGACTATTGGAACTATTAGTTTGGCTACTTGACTGATCACTTTCTGCATTAGATTCCTGTAATGTAATCTTAATGTTTTTTCGTGCAATGAATAGGCCAAGTTTAAGCCCTGTCTGGAATACACCAGCCAGTAAAGGTATCAAGTTTGGATAGATTTTATATAAGGCAATAACCTCATCTGATCCTCGTTGTCCCATATCTTTAACAATTTGAGTTGCACTAATTGCTGAAAGAAGTTGAGATTTTTCATCTATTTGAGATGATGTGCTTTTGTCTAAGATTTGTGAGACCAAATCTAAGAGGTTAAGCATCTCTCCCTTTTCATTCTCCAGTGCTATCGTTTTTTCTGACGGTTGTTTGGTAGGCATATTGTTTCATATTTTTACTTATGTGTTCGTTAGATTCAACTCTTTTCTTTACTTCTTCAGAAGAGACAATAAAATTTGTGACAATATAGTCAGGCCATTTTAATCTCATGGGAAGCATTTTGCTAGCCTCATAAACAACTGACTCTTCAGCATAAGAAGGATCAGCGTTAGCGGGTAAGGGAAGTGTAAATTCTAATCTTTGTTGTTTTTCAAATTCAGAACTTTCTAGTAAGACTAGACCACCCCAAGCCATTTCGTCAAAAAGTTGAGCGAAGATATGTGCATTTACAATTGGCTTAGACACTACGAGCACTCCATCCAAGAATAGAGGGAACTGCTGCTTCAAGCAGAAGCTTCAGAACAAGCATTTCGTCTTTGCTAATAGGTACATTGACATTTCGAGTGCCTGTACTGTCTGTACAAAGAAGAGCAAACATCCAGGTTGGATTACCTTGATACACTCTGCCTTGTGTAATGATTAGTTTCTTAGTGGCCCCTGTCTTTTCATGTTTGTGAAAGATATTAACTAAAGTGTCTCCTTCACTCCCCATTCGACCGATACCAACAAGAAACTTGCCAATATCTGTTTCAGACATAGAGAATTTAATATCTGTGCTCCAATCATATTGATTGGGTCCAGAAGCACTGGCTGCATCGATAAGCAACCAACCTTTTTTGTCTTTTTCTTGCAGTTTGCGATCATCATCTACGTTTGCACGCGCGGGGTCAAACGGAATCAAGTTAAATTGAATGGCTCCGTTATTTCCTTTAATGCCTTTGTAAATAGCGTACTGATTGGGACGGTTGATATACAATGTTTCCATATGATTTATCCTGTTATTTTTATTTGTGTTTAATGTGTTGCACCCCATGTAAGCATGAGGCTTCCTTGCATGATAAGAGCTTTACCCAAGGTTGGGGACTGATAATAGTCTTGCTCTATCTTTTTAAGTGTGGTGGTGGTAACTGGTTCAGATATAGACTCAAGTGCACATCCATAGTCAATCAAGACATTGCTAAGTGCACGTACTTTCTCTCTGTCTGATAGACCAGATGAGTTTAAGGAGTGTTCTATACTTTGGATTAATTCTTCTCTATTCATTTTGATATATATTTTTTCGATTACTAATAGTTTGAAAATAAATTGCTTTCTTGGTAAGAAATAAAAGTCTTTCTATTAAATCTAATTGTTCTTTATTGCCACAAAGAAGAGACTCATATATTGAATCTTCTAAAGTTTCTTTTGTTTTGCATAACCAATGATCAGCCCAGCCGTCAAACCCTGAAAGATAGAGTGGTTTTTCTGATAGAATATATTTTTTGCGCGGCTTGTCTGCGAAAGCAATGATTCTATCATCTTCATTTTTATGAAAACTAATTGGGGCCCAGGTTTTTACTTTGAGAATATATTTTTCAGTCATTAATTATTGATCTATTTCTTCTAATGCTTTTAATAGTGGTAAGAGTTCTGGAAAGAACTCTTTATCTTCAGTTATTATAGCTTTGTATTGTAAGTTTTGCAAGCAATTTAATAAATCTTTTCGATAAAAAGGCGAGAGGTTTGTTACCGATTCATTTCGAGACCACTCTGTTGACAGTTGATAACTATTTTTTTCTATATGAATATGGATAGGTTTCCATTCATAGATATCTTCAACCTTTTTTATCTGCATCATTTTCTAATTTTCTCAGTACTGGATATAGATTAGGGAAGTAAGTCTTATCACCAGAAGTTAGGTGCTCATACTCTAGGTTAAGGAGAATTTTTACAAATTCTTCTTGTGCTTCGGAAGACAAATATGTTTTTCCATACCCTAGAGTAGGTGTTAGTCTCCATCTGTTGAGATGGTCTGCAGAAGCATAAAAAGTCCATCCAGTATAGTGCTCCCTCTTTCTTTTAATTTTAAGATGAACACCGTATATACATCTATATTTACTGCCAGGTGGCAGGTCTAATTCTCTGATGTATCCCATCGTTTAATCCTTTCCTGCAGTATTTGAAGTATCTTAGGAAACTCTTTCCCTATAGTTATATATTTATATTCAATTTCTATTATTTCTTTCTTAAGATTTTCTTGCCACTTGGTGAGTGGGTATAACCAGTTTGAGGCAATAAGATCTCCTGGAATAATATTATCGCCAGGCCTCATGATTATATAATCATGAGCCCCATTGCCATGATCAAGAGAACACTCTAAAATAAAATTACTTATTAAACGATAAGTTATAGTACAGAAGATACAAAGGACAACACATTCTGAATCAGTGTAAGATTTTATAATCATAAACAAAACAGGGAGAGGTTTTACCCTCTTCCTTTCCCATAATCTTTTGAAAAAGATTAGTCTTCTAAAAGAACATCATCTAATAATGTACTAAGTCTACTTCTTTCATTCTTTGTTAGATGAGTCATAGCACATAGATCAGAATATTTTATTCTGTCAGATTTGATTAAACGGGCAAGGCCTGTTTCATTAAATGATATGCTTCTATCTATTTGTCTTGGATCACCAAGCAAAACAAGCTTGGAGTTAGCTCCAATTCTTGAGCAAAGAGTTTGCATCTCATGTCTTGATAGAGACTGTACTTCATCAGCGACTACCATGCAGTTTTTAAAAGACATTCCTCTCATTAATTGCAGAGGTACAAATTCTATTAATCTTTTCTCTTTAATAATATTTAGATAAGCTCTCTCCATGCCTAACTCTTCAAGAGTCATCATGAAGTTCATAAGATAAGGTTCATACTTTTCTTGAATATTACCGGGGACTGCGGCGAAGGCACCCTTTTCTCCCACTTGATAAGTAGGCTTAGTAATAACTAGTCTTTTATACAGATTATCTTCTAGAACTTTACTAAGGCCTGAAGCCATTGCAAGCAGAGACTTGCCGCAGCCAGCTTTTCCTGCAATAATCTGTAACTTAATATCATCATTTTGTAATTGATGCATTAGAACTGTTTGTTCTGTGTTGCGAGGACTAATGCCAAACGGTGCATTATTACTAAAGCATAGCTCTATAAAATTGCAAGCGGGATCAATAACAGCCAATGCACTTTGTGATTCATGCTTAAGGATAAGCTGTGCATTAGGATAAAGAATTTCTGATGAAAGGATTGGATAGTTAGAATTAACATCACTGATCTTAACAGCATTCTTGTTATAAAGATTATTCAATGTGTTGGGATCAACGTGAACGGTATGAAGAGTCTCTTGAACCAAAGCTAGTTACTCCTTTATGTCTATGAGCCCTGAAGGCTACAAGAATATTATACTTTGGATTTTGTCTTTTTCTTTTTAGTCTTTTTAGGAAGAAGAGAAGTGCCCTGTGCTTGTTTCTGAGAGATAGTGTATAATCTCCGCGCCTCCTTTTCAATCATTGGCAGAGTTGCATTCTTTGAAAGACCAAGACAAATAGCTATACGTTGTTCACGTCCTTTTTGCCAACTTGCTAATTCTCCAATATGTTCACGTCCTATCTGTATTTCTCTCTTGAGTTGTCTACGTGTAGGGCGTGGTCTCTTGTAAGCTTTTACTTCAGTTGATTTAGGTGTGTCTGACATAATTCGTTATAGTGTGTTTTGTTCATGATGGTTCGTTCACAACCACACTTCCATCTTAATTGTGAACCACCAAACTGAAATGAACAACTATAATTTGGCTGACCAGGTGGAGTAAAGTTTTCTATTCGAGAACGTAATTGATTATGTTTTTTAAGTCTACTCTTGTTTTCCAAGAGATCTAAGATAATATTTTTTAATATCATTCTAATCCTGCGGTTCTTCTATTTCAGACCATCCCCTCATTCTGTAAGGCTCTCCCCTACTCCAACGACAAGAGATTATATCTATTCTTCTATGCCCCCAGACCATTCTTCTTCGACGATATGGAAGCTTGAGATCATCAGGATGAAAGTCTTGTTCTCTTATAAAGATAGAGTGACAAAAGACACCATCTATTTCTCCCTTTCCCCAGAAGAAAAACCTTCTTTTGGGAAGAGGGTCTGTTCTCCAATTTTCTTTCATAGTAGTTTCAAATCTCCAGTGATCTTATCTATATCTTTATTCTCTGCTGGTCCTATAGCAATACATGTATTGGTAGGAACACCATGGAATTCAGTCTTGCCCGAGTCTTTAATAAGACTAGCAGGAAGGCCCGCTGCGCGGGCTCTGTAATATAAGTCCAATAGATCTTTTTCACTCTCTACATAACAACAGATCTTTGCAAAAGGACCAGACAGCCAGTGATATACAGGGCTTGTGTGGCTTAGTTCCATAAAAAAGGAACTGTATGGACTGTTTTCATAAGTTGTTTCAGCCATCATGTCGAGAAAGACTTTCATTGAAGCATGAGCGGCTTGTGCCATAAGTTTTCCCGTTCTTAATTTTCGTGTTCCCCCTTTATTATCGGGGTATTTTGTTCTTACAACAATAACCTGCTTTACATTCATTTTTATTCCTAATTAAATCTTTAATTAACAGTGTTGAAAATTGTTTATAGTTTATTCTAATAAGGTCTATTATGACTTGTTTTGTTTGCATAGTTTAGTTACCTTTGCTTTAGATATAACTTTCTTTCCTTTGCTATTTGTATACCAATAAGGAATCTTTCCAGAGTAAAGTGGAGTTTCTTTTTCTGTGGTATTCCATAAATCCCAACTGTAATCATTAGTAAGGTCAATACAAATATCGGGAGAAGTAAGAAGTGTTTGTTTTCCTGTTCTTTTAATTGTCATATCTGTAGGCTCTGCCTTTTTTGGTTGAGTTTTTGGTTGAGCAGAAGCTGAAATAAAAAGTTTGCGAAGACAATATTCTTTTGGTTGTGATTGATTATAAAGACTACCAAGAATATGAATACTATTTTTTAAATTCTGAAACATAAACAGAGTTGAGTTTCTAGCAGCAGTATCAAAGATACCAGAATTAACTACTTTGTTAAGATATAGGCCACCGTTATGTTCTTCATGAATAACATTATTGAATTGAGCAACTGCTTCTTTGATATCCCCGTCAACACAATGATTGTGTAGCTCCATGATTGAAGAAGTACAATTAGCCCATGCTTTTCCTCCAAATCCTGACTCCCAACCTTTAATGCTAAAGCCTTTGCAAATATCTTCAATGCTTGTTTGAACATCTGGGGCACTAAGACATAAATTTTTACGGTAAGTTTTCCCACGCTCTTCATGTGTATGACAAGCTTTTATATTCTTCCACTCTTTATTTGCTTTAGAGTTAGCGTGTCTCATTTCTCCTGCAGAGACAGAGTAACAAACCCTTGCGAACAAGCCTAGAGTCGTCCCTAAGAGCTTCCAGTCTCTGTGACGATAGAGAGCACTAAAGTTATGTAAACATGCAACAGCAAGCTCTACAATCTGTCTGGTTGAGCGGCGAAAGAAATCTACTCCCCCATTATTTTCTTTAAGAACTGTATTGATATTAGAGAGACCGAAAAGGTAAGCATTAGCAAATTCTTTTCTTTCTTCATCTGTAATTTCATTTGCAGCCTCGGTAGGAACAACCAAGTCACCAACCCGAGGACAGTTTTCAGTAAAAATAGGAATGTTGTTTAGAATAGCGTGAACAGCGTAATGAGAGGAGAGGGTTCCTTCAGTGTGATCAATAACTGTAGTTTTAGGATTTAGTGATCTTACAATGGTTTCCCATTTTAAAAGGTCACCCTCGGCTTTAACTACTTTGTTTACTATAAGTTGATTCGGAACAAAGTTTTTTGATGTAGGAAGCTCTGGTCCCCCACGTACTTGAACAAGAAATGTTTCTCTTTGAGTACAAACTAATTCATAATAAGGAATCTGGTCTTCGGTTATCCCGCAATTGTCTTTAATAATATGTTGCCTGAGATAATCTGGCTCAGAGATATATAAAGATTGACATTGCTTGCCGGAAGTAGCTCCATCATTTCCTGGTCCAAAAGTAATTCTATCACCAGAGATGATCGCACTATATGTAGCAGGAATAGGTTTGGTAATAAGTAATTCTGCTTTAGGTTCAACCTTATGGGTTTGTTTAGAGATTTTGTTTAATTGTGTGGCTGTCTTGCATGTTGTTGAGTCTACAAAACCATGTCTGGGTACTGTAGGACACGGTCTTACAAAGACAGGGTAATTAAAATTTTCTTTAGTAAATTCTCTCCCAGCCTCAAACAAGAGATGTCTGTTAATGCTCCACCTAACAGACTGAACATGGATTGCATACTCTTCAATAGCAAGGACACCTTTTGCTTTTTGAGTTTTAATCTTTTTCACATTTTTAGATGGCTGAAAGATATTTCCCTTTTGGGCATATTCTTCATATAGATGAACCTCATCATCAATATTTTTCTTTTTAATAAAAGACATTGTTTTTGCACCTAGTTGCAATTCTTCTTTACTTGTAGCTGGAATAAGACGTTTTAAAAGAGACAGAATCTTCTGTATCATCATCAAGAACATCCTCATAGAGATCATCATCGGCTATAGCTTGATTTGATTGTGGACGCTTCCATTTAGTGGTTGTCTTTGATTTTTCAGCTGCTCGGCGTTGTTTTTCTAACTGATCTAAATAATCATAAACTTCAGTTCTTTCTTCTCCTTCTGGATAGAAACAGTTGATGAGATATTTAGTTTGACTAGTTGTTTCTACTGCTTTTTCTGTATAGTTTTCTCTAACTCGATTAATAGCCTGGAATGGATCCTCGGCCATGTTTGTCGCCATCATAAGAGCAGAAAGAGCAGTCCCAGTACGTCCTTTACCTCCTTGGCAGCAAACAAAAATTCGTTTGATTCCATGTTCTTCTGCTCTTGTTACTATATTTTTCCAAAAATCTAGGTTTTCATAATGCCTAGGGGGAGGACTAAAGTCTTTCCATTCAAGAACTAATTGATGTGGTTGCGGAAGAGACAAACTTTTTTCTGTTTTGTTTTCTTTTAAAAGCCATGTCGGAGCAGACTTAATAAAAGGTTTAATAGTATAGGGGAGCCCAGTGCAGTTAATGATAAGGTCAGTATCTGCAAAGTCTTCACCTGTGGAATCTAACACATCATCTAATTTTGATTTTGATGAGCCCCAAAATTCTATATTTTTGGTGTCAAAACACCAACCAATATTTTGTCCAAAGCCTGATCCGCCATAATGATATCCGCTACTCATTGATTTTCCTTTAGAATTGTAGTTCTGTTGCTTTTGCAATTAATGTTTTTGTTCCGTTGATACTGACAAGAAGACCTTTTGCTGGGTCATATATTCCTTTACAATAATATTGGTCACTGCCTTTATAAAATGAAGATTTTTCATAAGAAAGATGTTGAAGTTGTTTTTCTTGAATAAGTAACTGAACATCTCTTTCTTTAAAGTCAGAAAGATTCTTTGCTTGTAAGAGGATTGAAGATGAGGACAGGTCAAATATATAAGATGCTTCTGATGCGTATCCACCAGTCTTTTTACACTGAACCCTTAGTCTATTTTTATCGAGAATTCTGAATTGAATATTATATTTAATATCTTTCTTTTCTTTTGTTTGCATTGAGTTTTCAGGGAGACTGACAGGTCCAATACAGGCTGAGTAAGAAAGACTTGCTATCGATACTTGTTTTGCAATGTTTTGAATTTGAATTATATTTGTTTTAATTGTAGGATAAGAAGCAATCGAGGAAATCCATGATTTTCTTTTATTAACTTGATCAAACAAATTATTGATCTGATCTGAAGTACTTTTCGAATCTAGCAATGCATTGTGAAGTTCAGCACCAAGGGTGGGGTAACTGCTTGAATAAAGAAGTATATAATTGATATACCCAAGAAATAATCCTATTTCTTTGATAGAAAAAAGAGAATATTTTAAAGTACTAGGAGCAGCATTATGAATAAGATTTCCAACATATATATTTCCCTGTAAAGTTTGTTGATAAATTTTAAGAAATTGTTGGTGTTCTGCTTCTGTAAATGCAGCTACTGTTTCTCCTATAGATAAAGGTATTGTAAAATCTTTCTTTAAAGAAATGGGAAGAGCCCAGTATTTTGAATTACATCCTTTTGTAAGTTGTATCCCAAAATCTGCAAGGCCCACAACTGTCTCTGGATGAGAGAAGACTATATTTTTCCCTTCAATTTGGGTAAAAATAGTTGTCCCATGGATTTCGGCATCGCTTTGATCTTCTAAATCATTCACCCAAGGAGGAAGACTCAAAAACATATCTCCTTGTTCTGTATTTTTAATTAGTTTTGTAAGTACATTTTGTGAAGCGACCACTCTATGAAAAATGTCTGTATCTGTAGTTACTGTAAATAATATTGGATATATTAAAGTACTATACATTTCATTTTTCAATAGTTCTGCATCTATTCTTTGAGATTTAGTTACACAATACAAAGCACTTAGTTGATGAATTGACTGAAGATACTTTTTTCCCATTTTTGAAATAGGATTACTAGATTTCAGATTATATGTTGGGGTAAAAGCAATAGAGTCCATTGTTATAAACCTGCGAGGGGAACACAAATTTGTGTTCCCCTCTCTTTTGGTTGGAGAAAGCTGTTTATCGTACAGCAGGACGGAAGTGACGGCTAGTAAAGTTACAGTCATCAACGATGCTGCCATAAGCACCACGGGTAAAATTACCTAGAGTGGTACGAACAGTACCGACAGCGACGCCAAGCGTCTGTGCAAGCTCTTGCGAGCTAAGGCTGCGGTCTGAAGCAACATAGGAGCTGATGATATTGTAACTGGTTGAACCATAACGCTGGGTAAAGCGCTGACGTGATACACGACTAAGTGTACTTCTTTGATGTGACGTCATATTTACTCCTGTTTATCTTTGTTTGTTATTCTTTTGCAGTAGAGCTTTGCTCATCTGCATTCTTTTCGGGTAAATCATTATGATTTGTTGTCATCATTGTTTGATAATCAAGTTGTTTTTGTAAACTTTTTATTTCTCAAGGAGAAACGAGCAGTCTTCGCGATAATCTCCAGCCCAAGAAGAAAAAGAGAAATGACTTTCTTGAATATGAGATTTAATTCTAGCTACCCTGTTCTTGTTTACATGAGCCTTTAAAGAGTTCAGAGATTTATTGAAAAAAGGCATAAATGTTTTCTGTAAAATCTGTCATATTTTTTAGTAACTTTTTGGGTTTCTATAAGGAGAAATCAGGACACATGGTTTGTTTATATTGAAAACTATTCCATTGCCTTTTTGTATAAGGAATACCAAAGAAGTTTCCCTCTTTGGTACTATATGCCTTCATTTATCTTTGCTCTCGATGAAGATACATCGTCTGTTTTTGACTTCTACGCCATTCTGACAGATAACCCAAAGCTCTGGTTTTCCAGTTGGGACAGGTTCTCCGAAAAGGTATCCGTCAGTAAAACAAACAAAGAGATCTGGCTTTAACTTCTTTGCTGCTTCAATACCTGGATTCATATCGGTGCCGCCATAGCCTTTAATCTCAAGAGATTTCCCAACCCCTCTATGATATCTAATGGGCTTGCCTTGAACTGCAGCATCACATTGGATGACCCAGGTTTCAAAACTTCGTGCAACAAAGTCAATCTCTCCCCAGAACTGTGCTTGGTCTCCAGCTGTAGAGCCAGAAGTATCTACAAGGATAACAAGCTTTCCACCACGCTTAATAATTTTGCCGGGCTGGCTTTCTCCCATACGTCTGTTATAACGCTTCCAGGATGGCCTGCTACCAATCTTAAGGTAGTCACCTGCAAATCTACGAAGTAGTTGACCCCAAGGAACCTTAGACTCAAGCAACTCACGAAGAATCTTTGCTGCTCCATGAGGTTCGCTTCCTGCAAATCTTGTTGCGTTGTCAATAATCTCAACAACTTTGTTTCCAATCGCTTCTTCAGGAACGTCGTTGAATGTACCCCAAAGAGAGTGGTCATCAACTAGCTTAGTCTTTCCAGCCTGAAAATCATCCCAGGCTTGCTCTAGGGGAGAACCCGCGCCGGGCTGTCCTGATTGTTTGTCTTTACCTTGGCCTGTTGTTACTTTGTAAAGATTTTCTGAGTAAACGTCTTCTTGCTTCATTTCCTTAGGAGCTTGAAGACAATTGTCTGGAAGTTGAACTAGAGGTTTATGAGAAAAATCTCTCTCAATATGCCAGTTCATTGCACTGTCAGTTGCAAAGTTCCACCCAGTTGGGTCACGAAATTCTTGACGCATAAATGAGCGATTAAGAAAGTGCCAGAGTTCATGAATTAGAATTGCTCCGAATTCAGGAAAGTCAAGGTCTTTAACAAACTTGACATTGTAAACAATTTTTGGTTGTAAAGTTTCGAAGCTCATAGTAAGAGCCATCGTAGGAACTTCACTTGTTGTTCCAAAGGCGAATTGAGATAGTGCAGCAGCATACCACTGCATGTTTGCATCACTCCCTACAAGAACAGTAGCAAGCCATTTGCTGACTTTTTCTTCAGCAGGAAGGTCTTTAAAAGTACTCATTTATTCTCCTACTTGTGTAGTAGTTTTGAATGAGAAAGGGGAGGAGTTACCCTCCCCTTCTCGTGTGTTAATAAGATGCGTTAACCTTGTGACTGAGAGTGAAGAGTTCGTTGTAGCGACTTCTCGTGGAAGGTGAAACCTTCGTGAGAATAAGCTTGAGTACTTCACGCTCGCGCTTCATGATGCTCTTGGTTAGAGAGACAGAAAGCTCGGTTTTATCCTGAGTAAGGGCATCGAGGAATGCACCAAAGGCTTGAACCTTACTTGCGTCAACAACCATTTTCTCTTTCTTCTTGCTCTTAAAGTCTTTCTTTTCGAGATAGAGAGAGCATTCGTTAACGAGTCGAAGAATCTGACCAGAAGCTGCAGAGCTTGCTTTAAGGTCTTGGTAGTTCTTTGCTCCAGAAAGAATCTGATCTCTGGTAATCCACTGAGTCTCAAGAGACTGAACGAATTCTCGACCAGCTGCAGCGCCAACGATAGAACCGACACAAGTCATAAGAAGTAGTTGGTCGCCGCCACCGTGCTTCTTCCAAGCACCGTAAACTCGGTTTACGAACTCCCAACCACGAGGCGTAGGCATTCTAACAGTTTCAATATCCCAAGCAGCTGCTTTGTGGAAAAGATATTCCTTGCCTGCAGTTGCAATGAAGCCTGTGATTTCTTCATCCATACGAGGTCCGACTTCAGTAAGCCACGCAGGGACGTTAGCATCAAGCTTAACGTGTGCCCAACGAGTACACATAGCGTCGTCGAAAGTCTCTACCATGTAATCTTCAGTTGGAGGGTTACCTGCTGCGATGATGATGGTCCCAGGGGGCAGCTCGTGCTCGTGAAGTTGCTTTTTCGTTGTTAGCTGGTAAGCTACCTGAATAACTTCTTTGTTGGCACGGTCCATTTCGTCGAGGAAAAGCACGGTTCGGAACCCAAGGGCATACTTGTTCCAAATACGACGGAACCAAGTCGGCTGAGTCCAAGTAGTGACATCAGCAGTGTAGGTTTCGATAATGGCATTGCCTTCTTCATCATGTCCAGAGATGCGTAAAGCTTCTTGGGTTGTACGTTTGGGAATACCAATAAGGTCTCCCACTTCCTGTGTTGCGAGACGTAGGTCTTCCATGTGGTGACCTTTCCTTTCAGCAACTGCTTCAATGATTTGAGACTTGCCGATTCCACCGGCGCCCCAGACGTGAAGAGGCACATCCGCTTCGAAGTAAATATCTAGTACTCTTTGAAAATTTCTTGAATCCATTGTTCTTTCTCCTGGTTCTTAGTAAGTAAAGGTAATTGGTTCATCGAGGAAATCACTACGCCATTCCTCAAAGGCGTTTAGGTCATCTATTAGATCATTTCTAAAATTGAATGCACATCTAAGTCTCCAAAAGTGATGAAATACAAAGTAGTCAATTTTAAAACCCATTCGATGATAGGCTTTTGTGTAGACCTTTACCAGGTCAACTGGAAGCATTCTTCCAACCTTGGTTAGTCTAATCTTTTGGGGCATCTCTTTTGGCTTAAGAATATAAGTACCTTCAGTGATTCCTAACTCAATACTTGAGGGCATCTCTGCAGCAAGACAGTCACAATCAAAGATGCGCATGTTCTCTTTTCTCATATTGTTAAGACTATGTTCTGAAGGAACAATAATAGATAATGCGTAATCTTGGTCTTTCCATAAACGAGGAAGAACAGAATGAGTTATCTCAGTCATCCCATAGCTTGAGAAGAAATCTTCTAGTTCTTTAGGATGTTCTGTGAAAATACAATAAAGTTTTCCTCCGTCTGCATCAGTATCTAATTCCATTACATCTGCAGTAAGGGCTGGACCTGCAATAAGGTGCTTACCAACATGTTGGAGAGCCTCGGGATTTGCCAGCGCACTGAATGTAATAGGATTTAAGATAGGTACATCTATTTGTAAGTCAGAGACTAGCTCATAACCTTCGGGGACTTGCATGTTAATCCTTTTCGATTAATTTGTTATTGTCTAAGAGATTAGTCATCATGACTAATGTATTGAAGTCTTCTTGTCTCATCTTTTTACCTAAGCGATGTGCCAAGTAAAACCCACGCCTCAGTGCTGACTCGGGATTTTTAACGCTATTGAGGCGAAGAGTTTTTCTATAATGATAATAATGTGTAAGAGGTGATGATCCAAATTTTGAGATTTTCTCTTCTTTGTATTCTTCAAGTTCTTCAGGCGATGGAAAGTATATATCTCGATATAGGGAACTACAATCCACGAGATCCTTTAAAAACATTGTCCCCATGCAGCAAAGCCAATCAAAAGATTTAATATATTTTTCTGGTTCTTCTGTCCAGATAAGGTCAATACTAAAAACAATAGTTTGGCCTATTCGAATATTAACTTTATTAACTATAATTTTTTCTTCAAAAATATTATTATATTTATCTTCATATATATTTTGAACAGCTCCATGACAAGAAAGAAGGTTGGTAATAGTATTCTGAAGAACAATCTGCTGAGTTTTCCCTTTAAAAGGAATAATTAAATCTATATCTTTTGGCAAGATACTTGCGTTTGCTAGATTATCTCTAACGTAACCACCAGTAACTAGAATTTCAGGAATTGCGATTGTTAATTGCCGAAAAGTATTTCTTAATGATTCTTCTTTGTTAAAAGGAAGAAAAGAAGTATTAAAGAGAGAAAAATAACAAGCTGTTTTTTCTTTAACAAAGTTAGGAATCGGATTCATGGCTACCTTATGGCATAATAGTAATAGGGAGTGTTGTTTATGATAAAGTTTTTTACTCTGTTATTGTTGTTCGCTCAGTCATGCCACGCAGCGCCCGACGTTGTTCCTCAAGTTAAAAATATGAAAGTCTCTGCAGTGTCTTTTGAAGTTGATCACGCTGTCTTTGGATGGATTCCAGTAGGGTCTGGGACTATTGTAAAATCTCATGGAATCTATAGGCTTTTGACAGCCGCTCATGTTGCAGATATTTCTAAAGAACATGCAACTAGAGTTTGTGGCTTTCTTGATCTTGAGAAAGAAGGCTGTGTAACATTAGACTCGATAGGATATGTAACAAGACCTAATGACTTTGATGATTGGGCTATCTTTGATTTACCAAAGAAGCCAAAGAAAACAAAGGCTGCTAAAATTTCAGCACAGCTAAAGACAGGTCAAGAAGTTTGGCTTCTT